GGTTTCATACCAATTCTTTGCAATGAATTGTTAAATCTGTTTTGAATAAACTGTTGAATTGTGTTTTTTGATAGGAAACTTAATTCACCTTTCTCAAAGATCCAGTCTAAAATTTTACATTCGGCAATATAAGCTTTCTTACATGCGGAATCAATCAATTGTTCAAACTCTTCGTCGAACCACTCTGGATTTTCTTCTTTGATAATATTAATAAGTTCTGAACCAAAATTACCATGAATTTCTTCTTCTTTTGAAGTAGCTTCAACTACATTTGAGATACCTTTAAATAGGTTTTTCTCTTTATTGAAACTCATCATGATTAAGAATTGACTAAATAAACTCACATGTTCAATGAATAAAGAGAACAAAAGTACTGACTTTGTGTACATTTTATTGTCTTTACTTCTTGTACCGTCTAGATATTTACTTAAATATGCAATTCTATCTTTAATTGCTGGAATTTCTACAACGCTTTGGAATTCTTCTTCAAGTCCTAAAACTCTTAATAATTGAGCGTATGCATCTTTATGTCTTACTTCTGATTCTGCAAATGTCATACCAACATCTCCAATTTCAGTAATTGGCATTCTCTTATAAAGATCTGCCCAAAATGTTTTAACGTTAACTTCAATTTGCGCAATAGCTAACATAGAACGTTTGATAACTTCTCTTTCGTTTTCGTCAATTTTAGTTTTAAAATCATCAATATCAGTTGTGAAGTTAAATTCAGTATGGATCCAATATGAGTGTCTAATTGCATCCTTATACGCTAGTAATGAAGGGTATTCGTATGGTAAAATATTTACTCTTTTTTGAAAAATATTGCTCATGTTCTGTAATTTTTTTTTAGTGTTAGTTATATATTATTGTTAAAAATTATATGAGCTTATTGACCTGCTTTTTCAAGTGCTTTTATTTTCTTTTTTAACTCTTCTGCTTTGTGGAAATACTCATAAGACATACCCTTGTATTCCTTTCTTTGCGAATAAAGATCTGATAATATTTTTTTAAGAATAGAATCTTCGTTCTTGTACACTACACCGTTTTCACAAACAATAACATTTTTATCTTTGCGTCGTTCTTCTATTTTAGAAGATGGTACTTTTTCAATGAATGCATCTGGTGAAACATTAAACTGTCTCATGATCGATGGATATAGTGAAGCGTAGTCAAATGCACTTACTCCTTCATAGAAACCAACAATAGGTTCTTTAACGAAAGCTCCAGCAAATTGACCTTCTTTTTTATTATCTTCTCTGGCTTCAGTTCCGATACGTTTACCTTCAGAAGCAATCTTTCTGGCAATTAATGCTTCGGTTACAGCTACTGGTGAAGCTGCTTTATATAAAGGCATTTTTGTAATAGACGCCAAAGTAATAAGTACATCCATTGATTTTAGTTTTTTATCAATATAATAAACTAAGATGGAGTCAATTACGTTATAATAGATGTATTTGGTAAAGTTGTCTCTGTATAAATCTTGTAAAGATCCTGTGAATTTAATCTTATTTGTACCTAATACTTGACTAGAAACATAATCCAAAGAGTTTGATTCTTTAACCTTAACCGATCTATCATACTTGTCATATAATTGCATGTAATCCAGAATTCCCATGTGTAATGGTCTACTGTCTTCTGGATCTAATGAGCCTGTTCTGGACGAACCAACTATATCGATCTGTAAATGCTTACATCGATTTACAATGTACTGCCAGTCATAGTTGATGAAGTTCCAGCCTGTCATCATAGGAAACTTAGGCATGAATTTATAAACAAAAGTATAAACCATGTCATACTCTGTTTTAAATTTAATATATTGAAAGGTCCACTCATCACCGAATTTTTTCATGTATTCGTTAGTGTCATCTTCAATCTTTTTAATTTTGTCTGACTCTAAGTCTTCTAAACCTAATACAATTACCTTTTTGTCAGGCGTAACAATTGAAAATGCTAGAATTCTTGATTTAGCTTCTTCAGCTTTTGGGAAACCATCGACGATTTCAGTTTCAATATCGACAAAATATGTTCTAGGTGAATTGTATTCATAAATGATTTCTTTATCCTTTTCAGGTAAACCATCCATGAAATACACTAATGAAAATTTATTAAATTGTCTAGCTTGTGAAAGCTTCACTGAACGTCCATCCCAGTTTTTAAAATCTCTACTGGCACCAGCCTCTTTAGGATCGCAAACATACCAATTTTTAAATTGAGTAATTGGATAACGTTTAAAATCTACAGATCCTTCTTTATTGAAATATGATACAATAATTTCTTTCTCTCTTTGTTCAATGTCTAATAGCATATTAATATCCGCGTTGTTGGCGTGCTTTGTTTTCAGCTGCCTTTGTGAAGTAATAGTTATATGCTGTTTTTGCATCTAAGCCAATAGAAGCTGCGTAATTGATAAAGAAATGCAGAATGTCAATCCATTCCATGTACAATTCTTTTTTATCGCCTTCAGAAAGATCTGAAACTTTTAAAGTGTCATATTTGGTAAAGTCTTTTTTCCAGTATTTCCAAACTGCGTTACCGCTGCCATCTTTAATACCACCTAAAGCATCTGTCATTTCGTGAATTTCATCAATTACAGCATGCGTATTTACATGCCAAAAATTCATTACTTCGCGAATTGTCATGTCTTCGAATTTGATACCGTAAGTATTTTCTTGCATCTCTTTTTGATGCTCCATTATATCTGCTAAATGGGTTGTAGATTCATCATAAAAGTCATTAACTTCTAAATCTTTGCATTCGTTGTCTATATTTGCCATATTCTTATTTTTCAGGTTATATCTAAAAAGGCTTAATTGTTTCTATGAATTATTTAAAAAATAAATTAGTTTTTAAATCTGACAATGCAGATGCTATAACTTGATGCATATCATAATACTTGTATTCTGCTAATCTACCACCAAAAAATACAGAATCCGTGTTAATTGCAGCTTGTTTGTATTTTTTATAGATATACATGTTGTGTTCATCGTTGACGGGATAATATGGCTCTACGCCTCTTTTATAATCCACCGGATATTCCCAAGACACTAATGTATTTTTTTGATTTTTAAAATTAAAGTGTTTGTGTTCTATGCTTCTAGTGAATTGAATATCTGCTTCTGTGTAATTAACTACTGCATTGCCCTGAAAATCTGTATTTTCAAAAAAGCGTGTTTGAAATTCAACTGTTTTATATTCTAAGTCGCCGTATTTGTAATCAAAATATGCATCGATGGGACCTGTGTAAATTATTTTATTAGCTTTAGAATTCCAATAATCTTTATCTTTTAAATAATCTACTTCTAATTCTATTGAAATTCCGTCTAACATTTTTTCAAACAGACTTGTATAGCCATCGACTGGAATCCCTTGATATTTGTCATTGAAATAATTATTATCCCACGTAAAACGAACTGGCAATCTTTTGATTATCGAAGCTGGTAAAAGCTTAGCTGATTTCTTCCATTGTTTTTCAGTGTAACCTTTGATTAATTTTTCATAAATATCTGTTCCAACTAAAGCTAATGCTTGCTCTTCTAAATTTGTGATTTCTCCAGTGTATCTTTGTGATTCTATAATTTCTTTAGCTTCTTGTGGTTTTGTAACACCCCATAATTTATTGAAGGTCCACATTGAAAATGGTAAAGAATACATTTCACCACCGTATTTAGCAAGTGGTGAATTTCTAAAGTTATTAAACTCACCGAATTGTTGAATCCATTGCCAAATTGTTTTATCATTGGTATGAAATATATGAGCACCGTATACATGAACGTCAATATCTTCTTCTCTTCTGGTATACGCATTTCCACCTATGTGATTTCTTTTTTCAATCACAAGTACTTTCTTGCCTAAACGGCTCAGTTCGTATGCACAAACTGAGCCGTAAAATCCTGAGCCAACTATTAAATAATCGTAATCTTTGTTATGCATTTTCTAATTTAGCTTCTAAATTTTTAAAATGATTTAGATTATCTATAAGTCTTGGTTTTGCGTGTTCAAATTCTGGATCATTGATGATTTCGTTTATTAATTTAACGCCTTCGTCAACTCTATTAGTCCAAAAACAAGCAACTGATAATTCATCATTGATATATTTACCATAACACGTTGCGTTTACAAATAGTAGATATTTGCTTTGCGCATATTTTAAAGAAATTTTCTTAGCTCTACTTAGATAATCATAAGCTAAAGTATGATTTCCAATTTTATTCAGATAAAGACCTAAATAATAATAAGGTTCGGCTCTATCTGGTGAAAGCGTTATAGCCGTATTCATTTCATCTACAATTAAATTAGGATCTGAATCTGGCAAAGCCATCAAACATCTAGAAATTCTCATTTGTGCTTCAAATCTTTCTTCACTCCAAGTATCTTTTAATCTTGTATAAAGTCTATTCCATTGTAAACCTTCTAACATCATATTAGAATCCATATAACTTTGTGCACAATAGAAAGCTGATCTATGATTTAATCCATCTGGGTCAAAGGCTAATGTATCAAAGAATTGTTTCTTTAATCTTTCAGCATCGTAAAAATACTTCTTAGGATCAAATGCTCTTGAACCAACAGGATCACAAATAACCCAACCTCTGGTTGATAAATCTCCAGTGGAATAATTAGGTCTGTCAATACACTTAATAATCGTATGAGCAGTTCCACAGAATTTCCAACGCAATCTATTATTATAAACAACAGTAGCTTTATATGTTGCACTACCACGTTTCATTGTCATATAATAACAATCTTCGCCAGCATCTTCATTAGTAAAACTAAAATCACCTGCTAAAATATCATCAGCGTCTAAATGTAATACGTAATCTGTTTTATCTTTAACGTATTCCATCATTAAATTCTTGTTCTTGTCAAATCCAAACCATTCATCATTATGAATTTCTCCTGGAATACCAGTACGATCCATAAATTCTCGAACGATTTCTAAAGTTCTATCAGTAGAACCATTATCGGCAACTACAAGATAATCAATATAAGGCGCAACTGCGTCAAGTACTTGTCCGATGACATGTTCTTCATTTTTACACATAGTTGCAAATGCAAGTGTTGGTCTGTTCATAATTTTATTATTTTACGTCTATGATTTCGCCCCATTCTCTTTGGGCATTGATTGATTGTTTAGTGTCTTCATTTTCTGGCTTAGGATTTCCACCGACATTCCAAAACCAAGAACCTGGACTTCCATTCTTAAGCATTAATTCCCAAGCTTTTGCATCATAATTTAATGCACTTGGAAATGGTGGTTCAAATTCAGTTGCAACATTTTGACTAAATTCTTTTGGATGTGACCATATTGTTGCTCGACCTCTTTCGCCCGCTTTAATATTTCTAGCTACTGCAACACCATTAAACTCTGCGTTTGGCCATGCGATTTGTAAAGCTCTTCCTAAAACTCCAGTTGAAATAGCGTGCCAAACTTCTTTAGGTTCTCCGTGAGTTTGAGCTAAGTCATAAGCTACTTTAACTGCAGCTGCTGTAACTAATTCGTGTCTTAAACCAAGCGGTATAAAAAAGCCATTGTTTTCTTTGGCCCAATCAGCTGCAATTTTATTAAGATTTGGCATAGCAGCGATTCTACGAAATTTCATATCTGCACCTCTTTCAATACAAATTGCTTGGTGATCTGAAATTTCTTTTTGACTTGGACTAAAAAGAACTAATTTTTTGTTGTATTTCTCAGCTAAATATGCCAATGAAATTCCAGCAAAACCATATCTTGGTTGTACATAAACTAAAGTATCTGATTGACATGTTGAAACTAAAATATCACCGAAGCGACACTTAGAACCAAAGCCCATTAAATCTTCTCTAACTACATTAAAGCCATCGTGTTCTTTTACTATAGGAGCTGGAAATGGATCTTGCCAATCTCCTGCTAATTCTAGCCAAGCATCTCTGTTTGGGTAAGCTAAATTTAAGTCTTGATTAAAATTGCTTGTTGTATGATTATTATGTGACATTTAATCTTTTTTAAGTTTACAATTATCGAAATGCCATCTTTTGACATTTGCAGGTTTACCTATAAATTCACAATGAGGACATTGTATATTTTTTCTTTTTTTAAAGCTTTCTTTCATATTCGCAATATGCGCTTCACTCTTTGGTCCTTTTTTATTAGATGAATCTTTATTAGGCTTTCTAAGTTTATTCAAATGTTCTTGCGTAAAAATTCTATCTTTCAGTGCTTCAGATTGTTTTCTTTTGGTTTCATCACTATGTTTTTTACCTTTCATTCCACTTGAACCGCCCAAATGATGTTGTCTAATTTTTTCTCTAACTTCATTTGTAAATATTATTTCTGAGCCTCTTGCATTATTATAGAATTCATCTGATTTTAAATCTATTTCTTTTAATATTCTTTGTTCTATAACTAAACAAGCTTCTGTAGTTCCTTCAGCTAATATTCTTCTTTGCCATTTCATATTTGGATTTTTAAAATCTTCCCAAAATATAGAACTAGAAGATGAACAAATATATCCATCGTCTTTTGAACCTTTATGATAACCAATATATTTTTTATTATTAGTTAAATTTATCCACTCGTATACAAATGCTTCCATTGTAATTATTAAACTTGTTTATTCTATATATCTATAATTTATGTAGAAAAAACATGTTTTATTAAATGATTATATCTGGATAACTGGGTCTCCAAAGATGTTGTGTTGTTGTTGCATTAAGAATAACATTTCCATCCGGGTGTTTAGCTAGATTAAAATCAGCGGGAAATATCCACGTATAAGGTATTCTCTTTGTTGGTGATTTAACGCCATGTGAAATTGCAATATGTTTATACATGAAGCATGCTTTATCTTCTATATTTAACCATTTTTGACTAGTCATTGGATTCTTAGGATGATTAACTAAAGTTTCCATTTGTTCTAGCCACAGCTCAGCATATTTATTCTCGGCAATAAACTCACCATTTTTACCAATTGTGTATTTGACTTTACCATTAACATTGGGTCCACTAAAAATCTGTTGCATACCATCAAAGTGTCCAGTTCCACCATATAAAGGTGTTTCTGGGTCTATTAGGTGCGGATAAGCCATGGCTAAATATCTAGCTGCATTTTTACATGGATATAAAGGACTTCTAAAATTTTGGTCTTCTTTAAAATACTTTTCCATGATTTTAGCAAATTCCATCATTGTATATGGTCTGTCTAAATTCTCTAGAACATGTGACATTTTTTCTGCTGCTCTTTTTGGACCCCATAGAAGCCACTCTTTAACGTCAGTGCCCTTTGGATAGTATATCTGAAACAAATCATTACGTGCGTGTCTATTGTCTTTAAAATGCTTTTTGAGAGCTTCTTCACCTTCATTAATCAACATAGTTAAAGTTCCCCAGTGTTCGTTAGTAAATGAAAATACTAAAGTATACCAAAGTCTTTTCATTGGATCTGTAACATCTTTCATTAAATCACAAAATGGGTGTTCATGCCAGTGTAATCTGTGTGAAAATATCTGATAGTCTTCCGCTAATAATTTGTCTTGTCTTTTGTCAAAGGCTTCACAAAACTCAAAGAATTTATCAAAACGTTCTTCTTGAGTCCAATCTTTCATCCAAGATTCGATAGGCTTGCCATTTTTCATTTTAACATCAGCCGTATTTGGATATTCAATATTTGTATAATGAACGCCTTCATCTTCAAACAATGATTCTGCTTGTTGATATTTCTTTTTAGACTTCGGCAATTCACATGCATCTGGTCTTATAAAATCTTCTGCTAATAGAGTATTCATTATTTGTATATGTTTTTAACCATTTCTTTATATTGATCCACTGTTAAACCAGCTTCTACTAAAATTTTATCATCTGATGGGTGACTAGTCATTCCATTAAAGGTTTTAACTATACCTAAATCTAACATGGCTTTTTGTCTACCAAATGGATGATCTTTAATTGTACTACTGTTCCAAACAGCGTCCATGTCTACATGGTTGTAATCTTTTCCTGGCCTTAAGTAGTTTTCGATCCATCTAATATAATCACAGGCCACATCTTCTGCGTTATATGGTAGCGATCCAGTATCTGCGTAGATCTTAGTCATAACTGCATCTAAGAATTCTTCTCCTTTTTTATTGCCTTTGCCACCTTCAGGATCTGCTAAATAGCCGATACATTCTACTGCGTTAGTTCCATAGTAAAACATAGATTCTCTAACAACATATTCTGGGTACCAGTCAGCGATGTCTGCAATAACCGCAGCGTATTGAAAGCGGTATGCTCTTAACCCATTGTCATAGTTCCATTTGAAAAGCCATTCGCCTAATTCTCTAAGTTGTTTCTTTTCACCGGTTCTTAAATAAGTTGCCAATTCTCTGGCTAATCTCGGTGCAAATTCACATAAGTAATAATCTCCGCCTCTTTTATAAGTATAAGTAGTTTCATTAGAAAAGCCTGTCATGCCTACGAATAAATCATCTGCATTAGTTTGATTTTCCGGTGGTTTTGGAAAAGCTGGAAATTGATAACCAACTGAGGTATAAAATGGATATTGATGCGATTTAATAACTTCACACATATCTTCTATCGTATCGCATTCGTGTAAATGAAATAAAATAGTGTTATGATAACCAGAAGGTTTAGTTGCATAATTAATACCTGAACCTGTAACTCTATGCAAGATAAAAAGATAAAGCCATTCTTCAAGACCAAAAACTTGTTGTTTTCCTGTCCAGTTTTTAGCTACTTCTACTCTTTGCGAAGTGTGAATTCCGGCATTCATTTTATCCCAATATGGATGTTCTGGAGTCCAACCGTAAAAAATATCGTTTACGATTTGAGAAAACCCAGCATATTTTCTTTCTACAACATCATATAATTCTATGTGTTCCATTAAAGAATCGCCCATATTACTTTCCATATAACCAACAGTTCCTAAATTACAAAGATCTTGCTGTTTTTTGGCAAGATCAAAGTATCTTATAAACTCATCGTAGTATTTGGTAGTTTGAATTTTCATTATGAACTATGATTTTCAAAAATGTCGTAATAATCACCTTCAGCTTTTACACCAACAAGACGTTCTAATTCTGTGTTTGATTCATCTACTAAAATAACAGTAGGCACACTTCTAATTCCAAATTGAGCTGACAACTCTTCGTTCTCATCTACATTGATTTTTTCAACTTCGTATTTTTGGGCCACTTTTTCCATAATTGGTCCTAACATTCTACAAGGTCCACACCAAGGTGCAGAAAAATATAAGTATTTCATAAATATTGGTTTTAGTCCTAAAACAAGGACATTGTTTTCTTTTCTAATCTTTTGTTTGGGCAATTCGCTGTCATGTCCCATCTGTAAAATTCTCTAGAGATATGAACTGATTTTGGTTGTTCCATCACATCAAAAGTCAATTCACCTTTATCATTGAAGTAAACATCCGAGTGTTTATAAACTTTCCAATTGTTTCTTTTGCACATCTCATCAATGTAGTTATTGATTTCTTTCGACAATTGAGTACGCTCTAACCAAGAACCAAAAAATGGTGTGTCTTTATAATAGCCTGTTTTTGGTAAAACTCTTGATTCATTTTCTATAGGTAAAACATGAATCAACTCAATATTGCTAATGCCATTTTCTTGTAATGCTTTAAGTTGTTGTTCATAATTTTTCATCATGATTTCAACTGCATTTTTAGGATTAGCTTGTCTCATTAAGTGATGCCTAACATCAATATTACCCATATAACATGTTAATGTTTTGATCCATGGATAAATGTAAGATTCTAATCCTCTTTTAAGAGCACCGTGCATTGTTAATCCATCATGTCTTTGGCACATATAACCTGCTTGATACATTCCAAAAGAGTGAGAATCACCAAAACAAAGCTTGTCTGTTTTTTCAATGTGATCAATCTTAGGAATATCATTAGCACAAATTGATTTGATTAACTCAATGTCTTGTTCTAAAGTTTTAAATAGATCTGTGCCTGTTTTTAATCGTTGTTCAATCAAAGCGCCAATGCAAGGCATATCATGATGCAAGCTATACATCTTAACATTGCTTTTAATACGAATTATTTGATTGTATAAATCATCATTAGCTCCTCCAAAAATATTAAAGTTGCCTTTAAATTCCATACCATGATCTATCAAAATAATATCGTAATTATTCCAATCAGTTTCGTTTGAAGTAATAACATCAACATCTTTAAAACCTGCATTTGTTAATTGATTTGCAAGCATAAAACACCACGCTGATTTATGTGAACTGATCTTAGGACTTAATTTACCTACTAATGCTGAAATACCTATTTTAGCATTTTTGTCAGTAACATAGTCTGTAAAATAACTAAAGTCTTGATTATTCATTAGTAACTGGTTTTTCAGTGTCTTTATAACCGAATTTTTCAACATAATTATCAAGAGCGCCTAAGTAAGCGACTGCGTCTAATAAATTATCTTGTTTGTAGTTGTATGAGTGACGACTTAATTTTAATGCAACTAACGCAGCATACATGTCACTTCCTGTAAAATCTTTACCAGTCATACCACTGGCAATTTGTGCGGCTCTGCGCATACCTTCTTCAAATGGACCATATTGACGTTCTTTTTCTTCAGAACGTTCATTTATAATCTTGTTGGCTTGGTCTAGTATATTCATAGATTACGTATTTAGATATTATATTTATATAAATTAATTTGTTTCAGCTTTTGGCCAGCCACCGAGCGGCATGATTTTACCATTGTCAATTGGACCATTTTCATTAACCCAATCTTCTTTGCCCGATGCAACTCCCATAACTTTGATAAATCCACAGGTAAATGCTTTGACTTTATCAATAGCCATTTGAGCATCTTCTGCCATCACACAAGCTACGAAATCAGATTTATTGCTCCAATTTGGAATTAATAAGTTTTCATCTTTATAATGCAGGTAATATATTGTATATGGTTTCATTATCTTTTAATAATTTTAATTTGACAATCGCCGTAACATTTTGCCCAACCGCCTGGTCTATTGGATCTAAACTTATTTTTATTTAAAAGATTATCTTCTTCTCTAGTAATCCAACAAACTCCGCTATAATTAGTCAGCTCTAATTCAACTTCGGCTTGAGATTTACATTTAACTAATGTTTGATAAAATTCGTTTAGTGGAGTAGTATGTTCCCAAACTATAGAAGCTTTTGCTGCATTTTTATCAAACACATATCTACTCGTCCACATTAAATCAAATGGATTTATATTATGCTTAAGACCCAACTGATAAACAGATTCTGAAATCATTTTAACAGGTTGATCACTCCATTTTTTTAAGCAATCCTTTAAGGCTTCTTTAAGTTTCTTTTTAGAATAATCTTCTGTTGCTTTATTATAACATTCTACAGCTGACCATATCAAAGGCGCAAAATCTTTATCTTGTGCAGTCATATCTTATTTGTTTTTAATTATACAGTAAATATACAAAAAAAATCTCAAATATAAAAATATTTTAGCAACTTTTTTAATAAATAGTTTGTCGAATAACCGACTTAAATAAACTACTGATAACCAATGGCTAAAGCTTCTTCTCCGAATGGTGGCGCTTTTCAAAAGACTAAAAAATCTGGTAAAGCTTCAAAAAAAGAATCTAACAACAAGCACTCTAAAAACTACAAGAAAAAGTATAGAGGACAAGGTCGTTAAATGAAAAAGTCTAACCGCAGGTTAGACTTTTTTTAGTATTTAAATAAGTGATTAATAATTTTGATATTTTCTGTAATTCGTCTGCATTAAAATTAGAACTAACAACTGATGCTAATATAAATTGATCTATCATTCTTTTACATGTTAAAAAATGATCTAATGACGTTGATGTATCTACACATTTAATTATTTTATCAATGGCAGCGTATGACCAATTTTCATAGTCCTCTATTCTAAATATTTTAAATATGTTCATACTTACATAAAATTAAAAAAGCTCAGTTTTTATACTGAGCTTTTTTAATTTGTTTATTATAGATTTCCATACTTTTCAAAGATAAAAGCTTCGAATGATTTTGCTAGTTTTTTCTCGCGTTTCTTTTTCTTCTTCTTTTCCTTTTCGTATTCGTCATCGGCATCGCCTCTGCCTGCTGGTTTATCGCCTGAACCAACAGCACCAGTACCTAAATCTGGTAAAGCTATTTTGCCCATGCCCATACCTGGCATTCCAACTGATTGTGGTCCACCTGAGCCAGTTGCAAAACTCATAGATTCGTTAGAATCTGAGTCTACTTCGTCTGGCAAACCTTCATGTGGTGTAGTAGCATAATCTTTAAGTTGTTCAATGCTCATTGAATTAACAAGCTCTTTAACTTTGTCTTTATACTCTGCACCAACTTGCGCGATGTCCATGTAACCTTGCTTAACTGAATAAGCTAGTCCCATTAATCTTTGTTGTGCTTTTGATTTTGCTGGCATGTTTTTGTTTTATTTTAATTACCAGATATAAGAGAATGATTCTATTTTATCAAGTCTGTCTTTAAGTTCTTTGGCTTTTTGTTCAACCTCTCTTTTGTACCAAGATTCCGCTTCTCCGTATTTTGCAACTGAATCTTCTTGTTGAGCAACAACTCGAACATATCCAGAATAATCATCTAAAATACGTTGCATGTGATTTGCAACATCTGATAATTTAGCTTCAGCGCCTTTTGCATTCGTACCAACAATAATTTCACCGTAACGTCCTTTGGTTTGTTTAGTTAAACCGTCTTTGATTTGGTTAGACATAGTTTCAATTGCTTTTGCAACTAAGCTATCCATTGGCATTTGTGTTGCTTTTTTAGCAATGATTTGGTTGTATCTTGCCATGTTTTCGGCTTTAAAATCTTTATCTGATTTAAATGCAATTGCACCTTTTTTAGCTGCTGCTCTTTCAGCTCTTTCAGCTTCGGCAGAATATTTCTGTCTTAATAAAGCAATATTAATTACAATTGCTCTATCAGCTACTTCTGAAATTCTTTTTACATTGTAAAGACCCGTTGCATCCCAGCCGCTGTATTTTTTATTAATACCGATTGAATCGCTTGGATTATTATCCACTTGTTTCAACGTTCTGTTTTTTGCATTTCTGTCCCATCTTCCACCGGTCCAAGCATTGTCATAAAACTTATTATCACCCGAAGCAACTGCTAATAAATAGCCTTCACCTGGAATTGTTTTGCTTGTGTAATATGCATCTGATGGCGCATATGGATTTGACTTTTCTGTATCAGAAATATAAAAAATGATCGAATCGTTTTGTTTGTTTTTATAAGCTAATGCAGGAGACGTAGTTAAAAGATCTTCGTCTTCGATTTGATCTAATTTTAATTTAGTAGCACCATAAAATGCTTTTGCTAAAGGAGCATCAAATGTACCTTGTCTTGTAAATAGACCTGCTAACATCGATGATTTGAATGATTCCGTTACTAATTCAAATGATTCATTTATAGAATCAACGAATTCAGAAAATGATTCGTAGATGAATTTGTTTTCCATGTTATTATTTTCGTTTGTTTTTAATTTATAATCATTTTGATAAAGAGTAGCTGCTATTCTTTGACCTGTTTTTGTCAAACCAACTTTATCTTCTTGGATATTAAAGAATGTTGAATTTCTTCTTAACCATCTTTTAGAATCCTCAGTTAAGCCTGAAACTAAAGTATCGAATTCTTCTTTGGTTAATTCGCCGTCTTTTAAAGCTTCGATGATTTTATTTCTAATAGCTGCGTGTTTTCCGGCTGTTTTAGCTGGATAATTTTCAGTATATTGTCTTTTTAAAGTGATTTTAGATTCATTAACTTCAAATGTTTCAAAGGCTTTATCCTTTTTAGGAGCTGGTAAAATATCACCAACCTTTGGTAATTTATCATATTGTTTTAACCAATCTTGGTCTAACATCATACCAAACATAATATGAAATCTTTTATCTTCAACTTTCGATACGTCTGGAAAACTTGAATGAATAACTTTATCAACACTAATAACATAGATTTCATTAGCCTTTTTATCAATGGCGTAAGTTACTAAAGTTTTATCGAAATCTTTTGAACCGAACACTGCTTCAAAAACTTCAGATTCATTAGCTTTAATCATATCATCTGTAATATCTCCTGATTTAACGGCGTTTTCAATAGCTTTAAAAAGTTTATTTTTATAATCGGCCGGTGCATTTTTAATTTGATCAGGCGTTACTTTGTGATTTCCATATTTTGGGTGTTTAACGCTATTTAATGATGTGCCAGTAAACCAAGATGCAAAAGCATTTGAATACGATTCACTCTCACTAATTTCTTCAGATTCTTTAATAGGTTTCTTTAAACCTTTAATAAAGTCTTCAACTGAAGAATCCATTTTACCATAAATTTCATTTGGAGTTACTGCATGATTTACAACAGAACCATCATCATAAATATTATATGAACCGCCATCGTATTCTTCTCCATCATAATCTAAATCAAATGAATCTTCTTCTAATGTTTTCAAATTAACTGTCACTTTTGCGCCTTCTGCTTTTGACATTGCTTTAGCTAAAGTTTCTGCAACTTTTTTAGTTTGAGCCTTTGTTAAACTAGCTGGAGCTCCAAAATTAGAAGCTTCATCCAATTCTTCAGATTCGTTAACTGCTTTTTTAGCAGCGGCAATAATCTTTGATTTGTTATTTTTACCAAAATACCAGTACATTCCTGCTACAACGCTATCTTCAGATTCACCTGCAATGATAGCATCAGCTGCTTGTCTACCTGCTTTGCTATTTAATAAAGCGACTGCTTCGGTATCTTTAAGACCAAATTCTTTCATTAAGTCTTTTACGGCTGCATCAAATATTTCATCAGCTATCTTTTCATTATGGTTATCTTCCATGGAACCATAGAAGCCATACGCTGTATTGATGTCATCTTTGGTATATTTTTCATTAAGGAACTTGTTAAAATTCATAACTTTTATTATTTTTCTTTATCTATATATTAATATATTATTTCATTTTAAATCCTAGTTTGCCATTGTCTGGACTATACACGGATTGATTTGGCGCTTCAAACGTGAATTTAACGCCTTCTGTTGAAAATGATTTAAGATGTAACATCATCTCTTGTTTTTTAGGGGCAAAATCCAAATACAATTGTTTTACTTCTAATTTAGATAGTAATTCTGTTAAGGATGCTTGATATGTACCATTGCTATTTAAATAATCTGTAACATGGTAGCTCATAGGTCCTATGATTGCTCCATATAATTTAGTGCTCTTGATTTTATTCCACTCTACCGATTTACCCTGTGGGTATCTTCCAATAGTGCTATAAAAACCATCAAATACTTGCATAAATGAATCTGGATCTTTAGCTAAAATATCTGTAATGAATTTATTTAAACTTTCAGTGGTTACATTCTTTTCTTTAGTTATTTCAACTAATTTTTGGTAACCTGGTAAATTAAGTAATTGTGAAATAGCTAAATATCCAGCAGATACTTTATTACTTTCAACTGTATTAAAAATCTGCCAAAGTTCTCTTTGAGCTTGTGTTGTTAATTGATCTGAATCTACGTTTTTAATAATTCCAGTCAAAGTCGGTGCAGCACCTGATTTATATTTTGAAGATACTCCGTAACCATCTATGTAAAAATCTACTAACGGATTATTTCCTGTTGGAAATTCAACTCCTTTTTCATATCCACATGCATTCATCATGTAAATAGCTCCAAGAATTTCACCAAAATCTTTACCAACTGTATTTAAATCAGATGGATCGAATTTAGCAACAAATCCTGCAGTATTAGGTGAGTATTTAATAGTTTCTTCAAATGAATCAACATGACCTGCAGATTCAAAATTATGCTTTGAAGAATGTCCAGCAACATCATCAACCATAGAAGTTAATAAACCTACAATAACTTCTTGATCTGAAAATTTAGATCTTACTGCTTTTTTTGTAAATTCAACTAGCTGTCCTTTGTTTAAGTACGTCGGTGGTAATCCTAGTCCAGTCGGTGTTAAAATTTTAGAAGTAAATGAACCGCTTGGAACATCATCGTTTACTATATGAAACTGTAAACCCATTGGATAATCAATTCCTTTAATAGTAACAGCATCTTCTAATTTAACAATATACGTGTAATATGTACCTGAATATGCGCCTGCTTTATAATCTTTTGGTGAGATTGCATCAATAGAATAATTGTTTAATTCTTTTTTAAGAATTGAATTGATATTGTCAAGTGAATCATTAACTGATTTTCCCAACATATATCTTAAATGTTTAGGTCTTCTACCTGATTCTATTTTACCATCGTGCCCGTTTTTATCAAAAATAAGTCTTAGATAATTAATCAAGCTACTTTCATCACCTGATTTTGATTCATTTAAAGAATCGAATTGTTTATTTAATTCGGCCTGAAATCTAGCTCTAATGTCCCCTGGTGTAATTGCCATTATTTATTATTTAAAAATTGTTCAAAGGTTAATATGTCTGTACTTGCTTCTGTTTCAATAGCTTCTGAAATTTTCAATGAAGTTTCTAACTTTTGTTTAAGTTCATTGAATAATGGCCCCAACGCTTTAGGTGTCATTTTATCAAAAGTCTTTTTATCATTAGCTAATAATGCTTCTCTAACTTTAGTTGCTGAAATGTCGTCGTCGTCTCTTTTGATTTCAAATAAACCAAATTCTGGTAAAACACCAAGTTCATCTCTATATTTGTCATTGTTTACTTGATAACCATATGTTTTGAAACGATCTGTTCCTGTTCCCCATAAAACTGGTTCATATTTAGGTCTCATTTCGTTAAACATCACATCAATACCTGCAGTTGGAATTACAAATATCTCTTTCAAGAAAGGATATTGTTTTTGAACTTGCATAAACATTTCGATTTGAGTTTCAGTGTCAAATGGTCTTTTAGCAGCATCGTCCTTTTGTGCTTTGGCTGCTTTAACCAAAAATACTACGACTGGATAACCATTTTGTTTGTGAATTGTTTCTAAAACTTTAGCGTGACCAAGAGTAAATGGTTGGAATCTACCAACAAACATGTTTACTTTTTCTTTACCTTGTTCTGAATGATTAATTTTTAATGCTTCATTCATGTTAGTTTTACTAGCTGAAATCTTGTTATGCATTAAAAAATTACTGAAGTTGTGAATTGCATTTTCGTCTGCATTTTCTACAAATACCTTTTGTTCAATTACATCAATGATCTGATTTAACTGTTCTAAAATATTTGAATTTAATAATGCAGATTCTTTTATTTTCTTTTTAGAAAAAGAGCTTAGCATGATTTTATAAAGTTCAGCTAACACTGGATTTTCTAAGTATTCTAATGTCTTTTCATTATCAATATACTTGGTATTGATGTTAAACAAGGCTGACTTAGAAAAATCAGCTGCTCCAAAATCAACGCCAACATATTTAGTAGCATTTTCTTTAACATATGAATTGTACATTGCTGAAATTAATTCAATATATCTTTTATCAGAAGCTGTTTCTAAAAGCTCAATACTGTCTAAATCTACTGTTGAAAAGAATTCTAACAAATCAACCATTGTAATTTGATACATGTGACTTGCTTCTCTATTAGAAGTGTCAGCCTCATTAGCCGTTTTAAATTCTTCTAATTTAAAACTTTTAATTTGTGTTGAATCCACAAAAGAAACTATTAAACCGTCAATCGGCTTAACTAGATCTTCATTTAAAACTGTTTTATAAGCACCCGGATTAAATAATTTGTAAATGTGGTTGGTGAACGCTTCATTTCCAAATCTTTTAGCGTATGCTTCGTTTGACATTGAAAGCAATGTCACTAAATTTCTCTTTTGATCCTCATTTAAAGTACCATCAAAAACAATAGATGGTCCTTGTACTTGTAGTTTTTGTGCCCATTCCTTTAGAATTTTAGGATCTGTTAAAACTTTTTTAGCTTTACCATTAGTACCTAAAACTTGAATGTGCGTTAATATCATGAAATTGAAAGGCGTTGAATCATATTCAATAGAAGCCATATTGGTTTCTGGTAAATATTCAAATCCAAACTTCCAATCGCTTGGCATTTGATTCTTTTCGTTTAATGTTAAACTTTGAAAGTGTTTAATGGCATTCTCATATACTGATGTTAACGTTCGATCTATAATATTCATAGCTTCGTTATTTCCAGATTTGAAATACTCAAAACCTTCCATTGCTCTTCTAACATGAAATGAAGCTCCTGCAATCTTTTCAGTTACAACAACTCTCATCTTTAACATATCGTTAAACTCGTTGGGATTTGTACCTTGGTAAAAATCTCTTAATTTTTGTAATGCCATTTCTTTTATTTTTGTTTTACAAATATAATAAATTTATTTGATATATGAAAATATTTGTAGATTTATTTTATTTATCTTCCGTATTTTATAATACCCATAAGCTGATTGATGGCAGCAAATGTTCCAGTAAGCTTAAATAATTTACCTTTATATTGAAAAACTAAACCTTCTGAAGGTACAATAGATTCAATACCACCAATAGAATCTAACCTAGCTAATTCCTTTTCTACTTTAGCCAATTGGGTTAAATCACCGTTTTGTTTGATTTTATCAGCTTCTGTTTTAATTTGTGTATGTAGCCTTTGCATTTCTTGCGCTGGATTAGCAACTAAAAGATTAGAAACATTCTTTAAAACAACTGAACCTAATTCTAAGAATAAGTTTTCAAATGGTAAAATGTTTTCTTTAAACTTTTTAACTGAATCTTCTTTGTCGAATTTTTGAAAAGCTTTGTATTCAGCTGGATCCATTTTCTTTGCAAGATCTCTAATATTTAAAGTTTTCTTGTCATTAAAAGCCCATCTTTGTACTAAACCTGCTTTATCGATCTCGTCTAATTTAGAAAAATCTTTATCAATAAGTTCTTTCCACCACATTTCGTGATATTTAGAAACTGGTTCTGTATCTTGTAAATTATATCTCTTTTGTAAAACTTGTACTTTATTTAAGAAATAGCCTTTCTTTTCTTCAAAATCAATTGATTTTCCTATTTGTAATTCTTGGGGTGGAATTATTTCAAATGTTTTTTGTATGTGTGTATTAACTGCTTTTAAAGCATTTGCTATTTTACCAGCTAATTTAGAATCTGAACCTGTTTGGTTACCTTCTCCATCAGTATGAACCATTCCGTGAAATTGAATAACGTCTTTACCATAAGCAATTACGTTTGAGTTTCCAGAATAAATTAATTCCATATTCATAAATGAAGTACCTTCGTTAAAATCTTCTTGATCCTTCTTAGATAATGATTGTAACGCACTGGCTAAATCTTGCGCTGCGAACGTAAATGTATCTCTAACGCCGTCAGACGGATGGTCCTGAAACATCTGTGTGATTCCGCTAAGGTCTAATGGTTGTTTCATCTGCCCTTTATTTCTAGCAAACATAGCTTGACCATTTTTAACTGTAACAAATATGTTTTGTCCATCTGTTTTTTCAGTTGGAGCTGCTTCGAAATCTAAACGACCTTCTAATGCACCGTCAATAATATGTTTGATTTCACCGAATGTAAGAGTTTCATCATCAAATGGATGCATCATGTGTCCTGCTGCTCCACCTTCTAAGATAATGTCTGGATATTGTTGGTTCCATTTTTCAATAAGGAACTCTGTATAATTTAAAAGTGCTTTCATATTAAAAGAAAAGTAAAAGACCCAAATCGATTGGGTCTTTTTAATTTTAGATATTTTAGTTTAAAGATTCTCTTCGATATAATCTGCTAAATCTTCATCATCCCATCCATATTCACCATCTGCTAAAACTACTTTAAGATCTTTAACATCTCCTGTTAATCTAACTTCAGGATAACCAGACGGTCCCTTTTTGTTAATTACTTCCATAGAAACATTGTGTTTCTTTAATAATTTGCCTAAGTTTTTATCCTTAGGATCTACTGCGTCTACTTCAACTGTAGCTTCGTTAGTAACTGATTCTCCTAAAGAACTTGTTAACATTCCGATAGCTGCGCCGTAATCTCCGTCAACTTTACCAAGAATTCCTTTGATTACATCATCTGCTTTAGCTTCATCAAAATCATCTTTGAATGCATCTTTTAAAACTGTCATTGCATATTCTTTAAATTGATCATCTGACTTGATGTCTTCTTCATTGAATTCTACAGCTTCTTGAATTTTTTAGCAGCTAATTTATCATCTTTCTTTGAAACGTTGTCTGTATAAGAACCATCTCCCCAAAATGCTACAATAGCATTAGTATCTGCTGTTGAATGAAATCCTGAACCGGCATTAAAAACGTCTACGAATTGTAAACTTTTTTTATTTTTGATTAAGTCTTTTGCAAAATCAATAGCTTGTTTTTCATTACCGAATTTCTTCATTGCTCTAACACCATCAGAATAATGAACTTCAAAACCTTCATCGACTGAATATAATTTTAAAACCATAGATTCCATTGCTAATTCTAAGTCTTTATCTTTATCTGATACGACTGCATCTAATTCAGCTTCTAAAGCTTTCTTTTTAGCTGTCATTTCTTTTAAGGTATTTAATAATGCAGTTTTAGCATCTCCTTCAGCCGCTTTCCAACTAGCTGCAGTATCTTTCATTGCGTTAGTAACTTTAGTCCACTCGGTTTGAATCTTATTAATAGATCTTGCTTCGTTTACGTCATCGTTTTCAACTGATTCGCTAACAGAATCTTTTAAAGACTTTAATTCTGCTTTTAATTTAGAATCTAAGCTTCTTTCGATACCCCAGTTAAATGATGCTTTAACTAACATTTCTAATGGTAAATTACCATTTTTCTTTCCGTATGGAGAAGTTCTAATCCAATCGATAAAATGTTGTGCTAATTCTTTTGACATTTTGATACCTTCAGCACTTGAAGAATCGCCATCTACGATACCTTGAAGTAATTTAGTTGCCATTCCATGAGAACCTTCGTTAACTTCTGATTCGTAAAGACCTTCAAATTTATCATTAATTCTATATGCAATATAACCAATGATTTCGTCTAATTCAAACATTTCATCGCTTAAATCTTCAATTACTAATTTTGCGCAATCTAATAAAGCGTTCATTTCTTTGATTGGCACTAATCCGCCCATTCTACTGATAGCAGATCTTGAAACATTATAATTTGCTTCAAACACATCGTCAATTACATCAAATTCAGATGCATTGTCTTCTTTAACTTTGTATGTTTTACCGTCAAATTCAAATTCTTTTTCTCCAGCCTCTTTAGCTTTTGTAACTGCTGCACCAAATGCATTACCTTCAGTTAAAAGTGATTCTGCAACTGGCTTTAATTCTTTATCTTCATAAGTGTCAGCCATGTACCATTTACCGTCTCTTTCGTCGTATAAATAAGCATATTCTGCGCCTGATTGATTTGCAACACCTTTTAAATATTTAGCTACGTTTTTAACGTCGGCTTTAGTAGTCATGTCACCTTTTTCATTTCTATCTCTTCCGTAAAATAAAGTGATGCCTTTTTCTGGATTACTGAAATCCATTGGTTTATCACCAATTTTAGCATCTAAGTACGAAATACCAGCCTTACCCAATTTTAATAATTGATCTACTGATTTTGCGTCTTTATAATTTTTTAACAATGGTACCATATTTTGTGGATAACCATCATAGTGTACATAAGTTGATACAATTTTACCAGACTTGTCAATTTTACCAATTTGAGATCTTGTACCTTCGTTGATAACTGCTTCGTTTGTTAATTCTTCACCTTTTTTAGGATCTTCTTTTTTAGGCTCACCTAATTTAACAATATCTTTTTCGATTTCTTCTGCTTCATCTTCATTAAAGATTTTAGCAACTAAGGCATTTCTTTTTTCTTCATCTAATTCTTGTAGTGAAGTAACACCCATTTCTTCAAGAGCTGCACCGATTTTAGATACGATTTCTGCTCTTTTGGCTTTACCTTCTTCGTGAAGTTGAGCTGCCTTTGTTTGGTTTTTAACCTCAGTAAAGGACTTAAATGATGAAATTTTTTGTACTGACATATTCTTTTTTTATTTTTTAATAAGTTATTATGTTAATTATATATCTCCTTCAAATTTGACTTTCTTAATATCATATTCAAATTGCTCCTGTCTGTATATACGCTGTCTCTCGAGTGCATGTTTATATAGATAGTTTTCCCATTCTAAAGTGCATATATTATCTACAAAGTCTATAATAAGTACATCTGTTTTAGATTCATGTTGTCTTAAACCACGACCAATAGACTGTCTAATAATTACTTCAGACTTGAATGATTCTGTAAAAAAGATGTTGTGAATTTTCTTAACTGAGATACCTGTCGAGAACGTACCATAAGAAGCTACAATAACGATCTCTTCGCCGTTTTCCATCTTCTTTTTATGTTCTTCTCTAATATCAGAGTCTGTTGAGCCATCGACGTAATATACTTTCTTATCGCTATTCTGTCTAAGCGCGTCGTAAATCTTTTTGCCATGTTCGATTCTGTGGAAAAGTACCAAAGAATTCCTTGGAATTCTGGATATAACAGACACAACAAAATCAAGCCTTGCTTGATTATTGACAACATAATTTTGTTCAAGTTGAAAAACATCTTTGCTTTCGTATTTATTTTGAGCCAATTCTTGAAAGGCAATTTTAGCTGATTCTGGAGCATAGTCCATTTCAATGATTTTAACTTTACATCCTGCAATGTGGCCTTCTTTTTGTAAGAATGAAGCTTTAACTTCAGTAATTACTGGGCCAGTTTGGCTCATTAAAGTTAATTTATCAAGTGTTCCATCCTTTGGCAAAGTACCAGAAAGACCGAATTTGTAATGCGCATTTCTACATTTAGCTAAAATGTCTTTAATAGATTGTGATTTAGCTTTATGCGTTTCATCGACAATAACAGCGTCGAACTCATCAAAATAATCTTTGTCTTTTTTAACAAGTGACTGATATGTACCTATAACTATATTTGCATTTGGTTTTAATTTTTGACCAGCATATATTTGTTGTACTTTAATCTTGATTCTATTTTGCCAGTTATATTCATAAAAATCTTCAGTAGCTTGAACTACTAAAGATACGTTAGGCACTATAAATAAAATCTTAGTTGCTTTTTGTTTTTCAAGCATATATGAAACGACCATGAAACTAATCATAGTCTTACCTGCTGATGTTGCTAATTCAGCTAAACATCTTTTAAATTTAAGTATATTAAAGGCTGCTTCTACTTGATAGTCCCTAGGAACCATCTTTGATCCATTAAAGAAATCATTAACCCATGCTTCAAAAGATTCCATGGTAATGTTAGGATCAAAAAGTCTTGTGATACCGTTGACTTTTAATTCGAATCTGTATTCTTTGCAAAGCGTCATGACATATCGCCATAAACCAACTGGGATCCATTTGTCATCTTTTATATAAGAAACATAACCGTCCCATAAGCCTCGCTTTACAAGTGGATTAAATCTCCAGCTATCAATTCTTTTTGTTAGTGAAATGTTTAATTGCTCTAACTCAAGTTCATTAGCCTCGTCAATCCTTAAAAATCTGTTATCTTCTGTTAGGGTTAGAACCAAAACATATTAGATATTTTTAAATCTGCTTCATATCCATACGCTGCTTTATTGCAAAGCCCATGTTATCAAGAGTTTTGATAGACGCTGTTAAAAATTCTTTGTGCGATACTAATAAATCTTGGACTTGTAAGTCTTCAGCCATATCAGCTTCTATGAATTTCTCTCTTTGTTTATCGTTTAATTTGTATTCGTATTGGTAATAACGAATCCATGCTTCTTTAAAGTTTTTGTCTACTCTAGCTTTATTAGTTCTGATCTTAGACGAAACAGATGCAATATTTTCAACCAATATTTGTCTATAACTTAAAGTATACGAAGCAACTTCATGCAAGTTTTCTCCATGTTTTAAATCTTCCGCTAAATCTTTGATTTTGTTAGTCCACGATAGTCTTTGTGCTCCAAATAATTCGTCTAATTGTACGACTTTATTAACTACCTTTGATATTGGTGTATCTTGCATGTGTTACTTTTTAAAATAGTGAGCGCTTGTTTTTGTCTTCTTTAATATAAACAGATGATTTAATTTTCTGTTTAAACTTTGGTTTAATCTCAAATCCCAAAGCGTTACCGTCATATTGTGTGCTCGTAGAAGTAAAATCAACAAGAGACTTTAAGCCCTTGCGTTTTTCTCTTTCGTTTTGAAAATCTTCTAGTTCTTCGTCAACCATTTGTAATAATCTTTCTAAAATCATAAGTAATATGCGTCTAATTGTGAATCACTAAAATATGTTTCTACTTCTTTTAGACACTTGCTCTTTGTTTGAAAAGCAACAATTACCAAGTCATTTAAGTCTTTTATTTGTTTAGAATATGTATCTAACTTATTTTCGTTTAGAAATTTACTCCAAGTAAATACGCCTTTGCCTTTTTTAAGCTTTTGCATCATTTTCTTTTTACCTGTTTCATCGTTGTCAAACATATATCTAATGGTTGGTATCTCATCTAATTCTTCAGTGTCTCTGTGAGCTGACGCTAAAGCTAACGAGTTATGCATGAATAATCTGTCTAACGGTCCTTCAAAAATGGTAACAGGAATCATCATATTAACTTGCATGATGCCAAATAAGGTTGACATTTTATTAATTGAAACTAATTCTTCTTCTGTTAATTCTAAAGGAGTACCTAACCATTCTTTAAGCTTGCTTAAGTCATACGTTAAGTATCTACTATTTGCAGATTTGACCAAAGTTCTAGATTGCATACCTATAACTTTTTCTTCTGGTCCTATATTTAAAATGTAAAGCCTTTTATCTTTAGGCGAATACATGAAATGTTCTAATTTATTTGATAATAATCTCTTTCTTAGATAAAAGAAAGCTGGATCACCTGGCTCGATATCGACAAAACCTAATTTTTGTCTAAGCTCTTGTTTAGTCGGTGCTAATTCTAATACTTTAGCAAAGGTACCGTGTTGTAAAACTTCTACATCACGAGTTTCTAGCTTATGCTCTTTAACATAATCTATAATTTCAATAGTCTCATCAGTATTTAATCTAATACCATGATCCTTTAAAAGTCCATAAACGTCAGTGTGATATGAACAGTTGAAACAGTGATATTGAAGCGTAGCCCAATAAAGATTGCCACGCTTCTTATTATCATCTGTTGTTGAATCGCCACAATAAGGGCATGCCAGAGTTATTCGCCCTGGCATGTCTTTTAGAGTGTGTTTATTTGGTTGAGCATGTTCTTTGGTAATAACTTGCTTAACTAATAATTTAATTCTACCTTTAAGTTGTTCTGATATTTTAGATGTCAAGGTCATTCAAGAATGCATCTAAATCGTCTGAAGAATCAACACTTGAAGCTGAAGCACTTGTTGCTGGAGCTGATGTAGTATCAAAGTCAAAATCATCTGAACTTTCTTCTACTTGAGCTGCAGCTGGTTTAGCTTTAGTCGCTGCTTTCTTAGTATTAACAATCTCGTCCATTGCTGAACCTGGATTTAAATACTGACGTAAGATTGAATTAACAAAATCTCTTGCTTCATCGTCCCATGGTTTGTACTCATAAGGTTCTAATGATGGCGCTTTGTCTAATTCTGCCTTGATAGTTGACATAACCTCTTTTGTTTTTTCAGCTGTTTTACCATCGATGTTGATAGCACTTCTTGAAGCTGAGAATTTAGATTTGTCATAGTTATTGAAGTCACCTTGGCGAGTAATGATCAATTCAAAGTTTTTACCTTCGAATAAATCGAATACTTGTGTTGGTTCACCGAATGCTGGTTTTAATTCTTCATCAATTTTCTCTTTGATTTTATAACCAAATTTGAAGATTTTGTAAGTACCATCATTTTCTGGGAACTGAGGATCTTTGATTACTTTAATAAGAGCGTAATATTGTTCACGTCTTTTTAATTTTTCACTCATTTTACGATCTACTGCTGAATCAGACTTACGTAGTTTGAAAAATGCATCAGCAATAGGACACTTTTCACCAATAGAAGTTGGAGAGTCAACTAGTTTACCTTCGCCTGAAGCGTCAGTCAACCAATGTACATACTTTTTAACTAATGAATTACGTGGATTTGCTGGGTTTGGAACAAAACGAATAAGTGCTTTGTAAGTTCCGTCTTTGCCTTGATCGGCTGTTGGTTTGTAAACATCATTTGTAGATGATGCTGCTGCGGTTTCGTGAGTGTCAACGTCAGTTACACTCAGATTGAAAATGTCAAATTCTGCCATGTCTTTAATACTTTAATTACGTTTAAATTGTTTAGTTTACCTCTTCGTGAGGCTGTTTATACCTTTTATATATGATAAAAAATTACTGTTTCAAACTGCCCATTGCCAAAACTGAACCATTCACATCTTCGTATACACCGGTTTCTAATTTAGTTAAACCCGATTTAGTTAAGAGATTATCCATTTCTTCTTGAGAAATTTTATCCATTAACACCATCTTATTTAGTACGTTGTGTAAATCAAAATGATCTGTTGTTGTCATTTCTTGTGTTTGAATATAGTTATTATGAATCATATTATCTTATATATCTCAATGCTTTTTTGTTTCTTTTTAATTTATTTTAAATTATTTTTACTTTTTTTGAAACAAACCGGGGCCAAACCTATATAAGTTAAGTTCTTTAGCGTCGGTGAAAGGTTATTATGGGAAAGGGTTTAAAAACATCAAAGGGCCCTAAGGTATGACGCTAAAAAATAAGCATCTATAAGATCATCAAAGGGCTTTGGAACTTTAACGCCAATTTTAAGATTTCTGGCAAAGTCCCACACGGAATTTTCATTTAATAAAGAATCATTAAGTTGGTTTTCAACAAACACATCCCATAATTCTCTTTTCTTGAGTCTACCATTTCCAGCATGCTTCTTAATTGTAGTGGGAGCAACTGTAACTATATTCACTTCATATTCTCTATAATACAAAAGAAGAGAATATTTAAAGATAGCAGCCGCTGCAGCTAAATCAATTAAATTATTTGTACCACCTCCACCAGAACCATAAGAAACACCTTCAAACCCAAAAACAATAGGTTCATTAAGATCAATGTGCGGTTGAATCATTTCAATCATATCTTTAGCCATGGTTATAAACCTTTTAAGCTTAGATATTTCTTTTTCAGAAAAGTCTTTTGAAGTTGTAAAAGCGGGTTGTATTTTAAATGATACATCTTTGCATAAAGCAAGTTCTTCATTCATTTTGGTTTCAGCTTTGGTCCCAATTCCATCTTTAATATAAGATATAAAGTGAACTGAATCCTTTTTTGAAATTACAATACCAGGAGAATTAAGTGAAAAGTCAATAGCGACTATATTCATATTGAGTGTATTAGAATCTAGTACCAAGCGCAGAACCTACTGCGGCTCCAACTAATCTAGAAGTTAGTAAATCGTATAAAATACCTGATTGAACGCCTAGAGCCTTAGCTACGATTTTACCAACCGAAGAACCTAAAGCAAATCCTGTTAAACCACCTAAAATAGAACCTAAGAAACCTTCATTAGTAAGATCTTCATTGAATTTAGTAATTTCAACTATGCCTTCTTCGTTGGTATACTGAGCCATAAATTCATCAATAGCTCTGTCTATTTTTTCTTCTAATTCTGGAGTAAGTTCAGATGTTAAAGATTCCTGTAACATTGTCCATTCTGAACTAGTTATGTTTTTCTCTTCTAAGTATTCTACAAATGTTTTCATATCCTATATATTAATCTATTTCTAGTTGAATATTAAATTTATTATATGTAAATGATAATTCGAAAGTATCGAACTCTGCAACATTAGCACTCATATTCAAATCAATTTCTGAAATTTGGTGTAAGATTGGTTTTTCAAATACTGCAGAAACTAAGTGAATTCCTTCTGCATCCATGATTTGTAATTTTAAATCGTCTGTATATGGTTGTTTAACAGTTTTTGAATAATAATACAAAAGAGTATCTTGCATAATCCAATAGTTGATATAACCATCTAACAATTGCATTTTAACTGTAAACGTTCTGTCAATTACATTTTGAATAGGTATTGCACCTCTAAAATATCTAGTAGTACCGTCATTATTATTCTGGCTAATAGGATCAAAACTTAAACCAGGCAAATTAATACCTTGAATAGAATAATTAACAAAGTCAATAGGCTCAGTTATTAAATTTCCAGGAATTCTGTTCAAGTATTTTTTGTACTTGTCAGCAACTTCCTTGGGAATAAAAGTCCTAGGTAACTTAAAGTTAAATAAATTATTTCTACTGTTTAAAATCATTATATGATATTTACGTTTCCATGATACAACATAGAAGATGTTGAACCATTTTTAATATTTATGTAAAATGTATCACTTGACACATTAGCATCTGGTTGATCAAATCTGGTTGCAATTGCTTTATCGATTTTAAATAAAACTTCACCTTTACCCATATCTACGTTTGGAAACGTAGGATCTGCATATATGATTTGTTCAATGTTTCCGCTTTTTAAGATCAATTCTATCTGTTCAGCATTTACTAATGAAACTTCTTTTAAAGTATCGGCTTCCTTTTGAGCAATTCTAAATTTAATAAAGTTATCAGAAACTTTAGAAAGTGTAATAGAACCCAATCCCATTCCATAATAAGTCATCTCGTTTAATGCAGTTACATTTGCTCCGTCTAATTGTACATTTGTATTTGATACATTAATGTTTGTTGTATTTACAGCAACTGGTACATATTTAGTTTCACCAACCGAAGGTCTAATAGAATTAACAAAATTATTAATAGACGTATTTGCAGTAGTACTTGCTATTTTATTGTAAACTTTTGTAGTTGCCAAAACATTATTTAATTGAACCATTCTCTTAGCATACTTACTAGGTTTCTTATAAATCAAAGAAGCTTGCTTTACGATTTGAGTATTGTCAGTTTCGTTGTAAATTCTTAAAGTATAATTAATTAAAAAAGAATTTGCAATGTTTGCAGTTTGAATAATAGGTCTATATAAAATAGGTTTGTCTAAATTATCAACTTGAGAATATGTTACATTTGAAGTTTGATTAAATGTGTTTCCAGATTGTTCTAAAACCTCTATGTCGTGAAACACTGTAATGTCATCTCCAGAAGTTTGATGTCTTAAGTTTACATATCTAGCAAAGTTATCAATTGAACCATCTTTTAATCCGTAGATTTTAAAATAATCTCCATCTGCAGCTTCTTCAATTACAGCAGATATATCTTGATATTCATCTTCTTGAGCTAATGTAACTAATAAAATTTCTGCAGCATCTACGTATTTTACGTTATTAACTTCATAAACACTATCAATTAATTTGAAAACTATTTCATAATTAGAACTAGGATTTACAGCTGCTTGTGTACCTTGAGCTCCGAAGAAAGCTTCTTGAAAATCTAAGTTTAGTGTATTGTCATACATATCAACCAGCGAAGGCACTTTAACTTCTATAAATTTAGAAAATGCAACACCACCTAAAACAAATGGAGTTGGATTTTGAATTTCATAATTTGAATAGTTTAAATATGCTAAAGATGTAAAGTAGTTATAAATACCTGAATTTTTTTTGGCTTTTACTTGAAATAAGAAACCTTCGTAACCTCTATCGGCAAATGAAAAACCAGTTTTCAAATGCAATCTAACAGTATCGTAGTTTACCAAATTACTAGTAATAGTCTCATTAGAAATAGATGTACTACCATCCCAATTAGGATCTGCTAAATAACCTAAAGTATTGTCTAACAGCGCAAATTTGGTTCCGTCTGTATTATACTCAACTGCATAATATCTACCAATTTCACCTGTTCCAGTTTTGATAGTATTTCCAGTTTCTTGATCTGGTGTTGCAAATAGTGGATTAGCTTTATCACTTACTACAATTGAACCACCTGAATATGTAGTTCCATTATCACTATAAGAATATGAGTAATTTCCATTTGTATTAGGAACGTAAATAGCTTTAGATCCTATAATAGTAAAACTACCACCTGCATTAATAGAAAAATTAGAAGGCGTAGCTAAGTTAGATAAATCAAATTCGTATGTTTTACCATTTTGTAATTGTAATTCTCTTCTAGAAAAATTGTTTACAGCAACATAAATACCAGCAGTATCTACAGTAAAGTTTACAACATCTCCGCCTAATTCGTGTATTAAGTATCTTGTTGCAGTATTATCTCCGTTAACCGTATTTAAAAATTTAATATGGCTTCCATTATTATCAGTTTCAATAGTAGACAAAGCAGGATTAGACTGATCGTGGTAAATGAATTCCAGCAATACGTCTTTATCTAATCTTAAAAATTTTGATGATTTAGCCATTTATATTATTTATTATTTTCCGAATTGTAACCATTTAGGTGTCCATAATAAAGATGCACCGATCCATGGCGATAAACTCAAAGTTGAACCGTTTACTAAAGAAACTCCATATCCAACTCCTACGCCCATAACCCAACGATCTCTCTTTTTAGGAGCTTCATTCAGTTTATTATTTATCAAATTTATATTTTCAATATCCAAGATATTTAAACCAGGGTAAGAAGAAGCCATTTTAACTTCTTTATATCCTTTAGATTCATCTATTGAAGCATATAATTTTATGTTCTGTTTAATGTCAAATTGTGTTTGTGTACTATCTAATAAAAATCTTTTATCAAAATATAAAATCTTAGCTCTACCTGTAAATGATCTAGAATTACCCATTCCAAAATCATCTACTTTTGTAAAATTAATAAAAGCTGAAGTATCTGTGATTTGTACAAATGTTCCATCTGGTTTTACAGTAGATAGAATCTCTATTTGTGATTTTAACAAAACATTCTGCTTACTTAAGTTCTTACCTAAATTTAAAGCTGATGCATATTCATTTTTAAGATCTTTGTAATTATTTTCAAATTCATCTATTTTAAAAACAAATGCTCTTCTTTCAGCTATTAATCCACCGTTTTCGGCTTTATAATATCTAATAGTATCTTGAGACGCTACATAATTATTATGAGCTCTCTCAGCCTTTAGATTTGTTTTATCATTACATTGTTTTAAAAATAATAAAACAAATAAAGCTCCTAAAATAAAAACAATAGTATTCTTATTTAAGCCTTTTAAAAAATTATAAATCGAATTAATAAATTTCATATTAATTAATTTTATTGAAGTTGAATTCTAGTGTCCCAACTTCCACAGTTAAGGCATGTTGGTCCAAATGCGTTTAGTGTAAATGAATAAGTTCCAGGATTAGATATAGTTATAAGTTGTTCATCCTGTTGTCCATTTGCTTCATACGCCGAATAAGATCCTACGTTTTGTATATCTAAAGAACTATCGCAAAAACAATTATTAGATAAATATCCGCCAAGTGTTGTATATCTTATAGTAGCAGGCGCAACATTTATTATAATGTAACCGCTAGCAACAGCTGGTGTAGAACAACTTACTACAGTATTTCCTGAAATTGTATTTCCTTGAATTGTCATTGTAATTGGTGTAGTTGCATAAAACCATTTACCAACACCAGTACCACTAGGTTCATTTATTTTTACAGTAACTCTATAATACATTGTGCCAGTGCCAGATTCAGATGTTGTTAAACTAGCTGAAGTAGCTCCTGAAATATCTACCCAATATGCATTATCTGTACTTTTTTGCCATTGGTACGCGTACGTTGTCGAACCTTTCCATGTTGGAGCAGTAACTGTAGAATTTAAAGTAAAATTGGTGTTTATTAATGTAAGATCGCTTGTACCTCCAGTAGATAATGCATTTGTTACTATTAATACTGACAAAGCATCATCACCTTCTTGGAAACCTGTACCGTTATCAAACACTTTACCGTCTGAAGATTTAATAAATCTTAAGTAGTTATTTTTAATCCATGACCCTTGAGCTACGAATGAATTTAAATTAGAATCTGTGTATAATTTAACATCTTCACCTGCAGTTCCAGTCCAATATTGTAATGTTGGATTTTTCCAAGCATCATCTAATGTTGATTGTGTCCAAGCTCCTGAATTATAAACAGAATTCCATGCTGAATAAGATGGATTATTACCTGGCACAACTAATGTACCCATCGCTGTACCGCCTGAACTAGAAGAACCAGAAGATCCAATGTTAGAAGGTATAAGTGATTGTGTTGGCGTAATTACATTATTACCAGCATATTTAAAAGTTATGTCAGTAAATATCAAATCCGAGTTATTACCTGCAATTGTACCATTATCTTGCCAGTATAGGTTATCTTCTCCTAAAAATACAACGTGTATAAATCTTTGCATTTCTAATTGAGTACCACCTGAACTTGGATTGTATATTGAAACAGATGATGTGTCAAGCGATGATATAATGCTGTATTGACTACCTGCGAAAGTAGCAATCATTGTCATATCACTTCCACCAATAATAGTTTGTACATTATCAGATTTACCTGCTACACCTTGACCAGCTCCAGATGGATTTGCATCAATATGATATGTAAAAGATGATAAATCTGGAACAGGATATGTGTTAGTGGTGTTTGGTTTTATCCAGTTTTCACCGTGACACAAATACCAACCTCTATAACTGTTTTTACCTCTACCAAAATAAACTTCTATTGGAGAAGTAGAATTTGGCAAATGAAATCCTTTATCAAAATTGTTTGAATCATTAAAAATAGAAGATAAAATTGGAACGATGGTTCCAACTGGAACACCAGCTTGTATTTCTGAAATAGATTTCCAAGCAACAGTTCCTTGATTATCTGTTGATGTTAAAAGTTTATCGACCGCTGGAGAACCAACGTTGATTTTTAAATTACTACCTTTAAATTCAGAATTACCTTCAAATAAAGAAGACACTTTAACATTGAATTGTGTTGCACTTAAATTAGCAAATTCGGTAGTGTTGTTTTTATATACGAATTTGTCAGCAACATATCTTACAGTTCCACCTCCAGAAAGAAAACCTTCTGCAAATTTAACTATTCCTCCGCTTTTAAATAATCTAAAAGAAACTTTTGTATTACCACTACTATCGTCAGTTAATTGAAAGTTATCATTGAAAACACTAGATTTTCTATGAATCCATAAAGCAGCATCTTCTGAAACTTGATTATATCTAGGATCTGATTTATCTAAACCTATTATAATAGACGGTGGATTTTGATAATTTAAATCATCATGTATTGGTAAAACAGTAGAGCCATTAACTCCAGTATTAATTTTCCATGAAGTATCTCCATCATTACCAGAAGGTCCTTGTGCACCTTGAGGTCCTTGTGCACCTTGAGGTCCTTGATCTCCTTGCAAACCAGTAAAACCTTGAGCACCTACTGCACCTTGAGCACCCATAGGACCTGCTCCATTTGCAATAATCTGATCGAAGTTATAATTAACCTTGTCTAACTTTTCGTTATCTGTGTCAATTACGAATATCTGTTTTAAATTCATTATAATACTGGTCTTTTTATTATCTATTTATCTGTTTTAATTAGCTAAGGTTTATCTAAAATTTGTTAAACACGTTCTTCTTTGTTCCAATACACCGACGTTTGCGCATTGTCTATACCATAGGTCGTTTTCAGGGCCATAAAATGCATTATTCTCTATCGTTATGATTGGCTCGTATCCTTCATTACCAGTTGCACTATATAAATTTCTATAAACCGGTGATAAAGATGTAGCAGTACTCATAAATGTATCTTCATCAGTATATGCATACATAACTTCATCATATATTTGATTACAGTAATTAAAACTAGAAGATGCTTTTGCTATATAATCTCCATTTGGATAGCTTTGAGACGCTAACACATTAAATATGTAATTTCCAAAGAAATCTTCTCCTAGAAAAGAGCCTTGAACTTGGCTCCAATATCTTCTATATAGACCTACTCTGTACCAACCGTTAGGCGCATAATAAAATGGCGTTGAAGCTGGATTTGTATATAGTTTAGTTGCATTGACAAAAAGGTTGCTATCTGAATATAACAATATGCTAGAGCCTGAATACGGAGCATCAGGACCATTTAAGTTAAACATATTAGGTCCTATTGTAGCTGTAAAACTATTTACAGTTTGACAATTTTCAACAGCCACGAAGGCTTCAGTAACAAATGTTCTAACTACACCTCCGTTTGAATAATAACCTGATCCAACAACTGCATTTCCCGCAGCGTTGTATATTAATTTACTTGCTAAATTGGCACCTAAATTAGTCCAAAGAGCTGGATCAAAATCTATTTTATATGCTGACGTTGGATTTAAACAAGCTTCAGCTCTAGTTATAGGGCTAAAAGATAAATTTATATCGTATAATGTTGGCGTAGGTGGAATAATCACACCGCTACCAGCATCTTCCCAATGCATACCTGTTTCTTTCAAATAACAAATATAAATTAATTTAGAATCACTTTGGGATAACGGTCCGTCAGAATTAAATATTTCAGTTTGATTTGAAGTTGCATGATTTGTATAATTAGAAGTATATGATCCGCCTGATTGTGTAATGTCTAACTTTAAATCTGATCCTCCTAAAATAGATAATTTAGTAACTGATGCACTCGCATGTTCTTGACTAGAATTACCAGAAGTATCTTCGGCAATATCATAAGAATATGAATTTAAATTAGGTAATTCAAATGTAATAACACCTTTCTTCCAAGTTTTACCATTGCATATGTACCAGCCTTGATACATTGTACCTGTTTTACCAGATCCGTTTGTATTTTCTAAATAATCAGGCGTTGCTGTTTTAGTTTCATTTAATAAAAAATTGTTATTATTAAATTGATCTGCATTAATAGCAATGATACTACCAATAGGAAAACCAGGAATAACTTTAAGTGGATCAACCCATTTTACTTTACCGTTTGAATCAAATGATTGTGCAATCCAATTCGCAACAGGATTTTCAGTATTAAATTTAGTAGAACCTTGTATTTCGTTGGTTTCAGAAGTATCTCCGAATATAGAATTAATGGTCTTTATATTAAATAAAGATGCATTAAATTTACCAAATGTAGATGTTGCACTAGGATTAACGTTATATGTTAAAACAGCTTCATCGCTTATTAATTGAAATTCTGAATCAGCAGCGACATCAAATCCGTACTCTAATATATTGTCTTGGTTTTCTTTAAATAAATTTATAGAAACTATTTGATCATTTGCTTCGTCATCTGAAGAAAATACAATATTTTTTTGTAAAGCACCTAATTTAGTATGAATTTTACCTAAAATACCAATTTTAGCTACGTTATATTCATTTAAAGGATCTGTGCTATTATTAACGCCGAATAAGAAATTGGTAGGGTTATATTTACCGAACTGATTTATTTTTAGAGTAATATGACTTGAGTTTTCACTTTCATTTTTAAGCCAGACGGTTTCACCGTCTGCGCCTTGAGAACCAATTACACCTTGAGAACCGATTAATCCTTGAGGTCCAAGTGGACCTTTTGCTCCATCTAAACCTTGATCTCCTGAAAAACCACGAGGTCCTGATGGTCCACCGCCAGATATTAAAATTTGGTCAAAATTAAAATTTAACTTTTCAATTTTTTTAGATGACCACCAAGCGCTGTTATATTGGTCTAAATCACTTTCAAATAATTCCTTTATTATGATAGACATGTTATGCTATTATTTTGACAACGACTTTAAACTCATAGTTATAAGACGGTTTTTTATTATATATTAATCTAAAATTTAAACGTTCTTGTACAAAACCTTCAATAGAATAATTAGTTTGTTTTTTATGAATGTCCGTATCAATTAACAATGGATCAATTTGATTTACAAATGTTGTATTGATATTTTTACCTTCTTTGGCATAAATATTTATACTGTGAATAATAAATCTAGGCACTATATTTTGTTCCGAATATAATTGCAAATCATCTAATGTTGTTGTTAAGTCACCGTATGATTTAGAAGGTGTCACATAACTATTAAATGAAGATTTAATACCTCTTTCTAACAATTCGTCTAACACTGCTTTCTTAACATAGAAATCAGCATATATTTTATCATCCACTTCAGTCCAAGCTAGAGAATATGTGTTCTTATTATTTTCTCTATATTGATTTAATTCATCTATACTATTTAAACGTATTTCACTAAATGAAGAAATGTCGTATGCGTTAGACACTTTCATGATAGTAGAAGCCATAAATGCTTTTTCTTCAATAGGATTAACAGTACCTGAAACAAATGAATATTCATTATTTGCACCAGATTTAATATAGTAATTCTCTGAATATTTAGATTGTAAAATATTTAAATCTTTTTTATTAATTGCGATTTCACCGATCTTAGGATATAATGGCAATTTATCAGTACCGCTTGATAATTTTAAAGTACTATCGGGTGCTTCAGTATTTACTTTGTGATAAAAATAATTTTTAATTATTCCATAATCATTTAAACCAAGTGTATCGAAGTATGAACTAAATGCAATTCCAGTTCTATTAAATTTGTTATAAATTAACAATTCTCTAGTTGGAATAGATCCATCTTTTAAAGCTTTGTTTTCTGAATATATGTCAGTAAAATATAAAACGTCTTTAGTCAATGGTACATAATAACCATTCATTCGTCTTAATATAGTTCTATATGGATTTTCAGTTTGCACTATTTTTTTACCAACTTCGGCTGATGATATTTTGTAAGATTTTGGTTTGTCTTCGTCTACTGCAGCCTTGATATATGAATCTTTGTAAAACGGTGTTCCATTTTCAATTTCTAAAACAAATGAATTGTTAATAACATCACCAGTTTCTGACACATTTACATAGTTTACGCTCTTAGTAAAGTTATTAAAAATCTCTTTAAATGATTTAGCTTTAATATCATCCAGGTTTTGCTTGAATGCGTCCCAGCCTCCACCATAATAAGTGTATATTAAATTAGATTGATCTGAAGGAGTGATCTCTATTATGTTAGGAGCATCTGCTCCAACAGTATCAGTCACAGAGTCCCATAATTTAGGATAACCTATGACACTAATAGAAGTATCACTTAACACTTTAGAAATTTGAAAAGCATACGTGTTACCGTTATAATCAAATAACAAATAAGAATATGCACCTTTTTCTGTAATACTAATTTGTTTTTCAAAAATAGGTGATTTACCATTAATGTCGTCTATACCATCTATTATTACCTCAGTCGTTGCTGTTAAGTTTTGTATATTAGCGTATGCTCCATATATGTTTAAAGCACCGTCTATTTTACTATCAGATATTGCACTACCAATATAAGAGTGTCTTAATTCGTATAAAATTTTATGGGATATTTCTTTTATATTATTATTCTGCAATGAAATATTAACATAAACACAAATGAATTTAAACTTGTCATTTTTAATAACATCTATTATAGTATTAGTGTCGTTTGTCTCCTTGTCTAAATTTACTAATATTGCAAATTTATAATCATTTGCTAAATTATCGTTTACGTATTCGGTCGGAATATTCTTTACATTTTCTTTTCTCGATTTGTAAATATATTTTAAGCCTCTAAATATAGTATCTGAAAAGCTATACGCATCACCTTTATTAAATTTAGTGTATAACTTTTTAAGTTTATTTTTTATAAATTGTACACCGTCGTTGTTGATTTGAAATAAATCACCAACAAAAATAGAATACATTACATCTTGTGTTTGAATAGTAACAAAACACGTTAATATTGTTTTATCATTATTTAAGAACGGCAAAGTAAGAGGTACAAATACACCATTCTTTTTAGTAACACCAGTATTAGTTACAATACTTTCATCAATGGCTTTATCAAATGTGATATAAGTTGCACCATTCGCATATGAAATATTAGTTACTTTAGAAAAATCTAAGTAAGCTCCTTCCCAAACAAAATATTTGCTAAAGTAATCGTTCGTCGTACTCTTAAGATTTTGAATTGTTAATTCTCCATCATTTAAGAAATTAACATAACTCTTAAGTTTGCTAAAATTAGCAGAGTCATATTTAAATATAGTTGGAATTTGATTAATGTGAAAATATTCCATATTGTAATCTAATGCATTTCTTTCCAAACCAGATTCTACATTAGGCGACATATTATCTGAACCGAAAGCTTCGCTTACAGTAAATAAATATGGATTCATTCTTGCATTAAAAGAATCTTTAAGCGCAAATTTATTAATATGTGGAACTACTCTACTCAAAAGAGAAGTTTCCTTTAATTCATTTTCATATAATCTATCATATTCTGAATAGATTTTTAAATCTTTTACAGCAATATTAGAATCTACGTTAAATTTATTACCAACGTCCTCTAATCTATTCACGATATCAGCTTCTGTTAAAGAAACTAAACTTGGATAGTATTCTTCGTGTCCAATTAAAAACGAAGAAGAGCATGCTAAATCATAATATCTATAATATGTGCCATTAACACTAGATGCCACGATTAAATCGTCTAATGCTAATTCTCCATAATTTGAGTTAGAAGTATCGTAGAAATCAAAATCAAAATCCTTTAAATTGTATGCGCTAAATTTACCATAGTATGTTACTGGAGATTGATAATAATTTAAATTGGTATATGTGTTTAGTTTATTGATTTTTTTAGATAAACATATTCTGTAAAAGTCAGAATCAAATGCATCTTCTAAAATTTCTAAAACTTCAGATTTTGTATTCAACACAGGATCTTTAATTATGTGACCTACTTTAAGATTACCTAATTGTTGTTTTTCTAAGTATATGAATCGGTTTTCATCTTTACCACCAGTCATAGAGTAATTAGTCCAATCATTAAAATTGGTTAAACTACCAACTGGCAAAATAGAATTATTAATGTTTGACAATTTACCAGAAATTACTTGTATAAAATCTGAAATATTACCAGTTCTAATACCAAAGGCAACAGAATTTCTATCATATCCTTGTGCATAATCTTCTATAACAATTGTGTCTGCAACAACAGTAGCGACAAAAGGATTATCAGAATGTGTTATACATGAAGCAAGCGCATGCAAAACATGCTTTAAATCACCTAATAATGAATATCTGTTTTGTTCAAATTTACCGACTTGCAAAGAATTATCTGCCATGTATGTAAATGACGTTAAGTTGAAATCGTCAGCTTTAAATTCAGAAATTGCAGTTAAATATATTTTATCACCATGATGTGGCGTGTCTATTAATTTGAATTTAATAAAGTCTTTTGCCTCTTTAGATAAAATATTGATTTTTAAAGTTCCGGCCAATACATCGTCAGTGAATTCAGAAATTGTTTTATTTTCTAAGCTTACTGGTATATTTTTAGTATTGTCAAAACTAATACCATTTTTAACGTGAAAGAAATTGTTGTATGGTGATCTAATCCAGTTTAATGTTGGATGACTTAAATCCTTTGTATTTAAAAACATATCTTGGTGAGATATTCCAACTGGTAAATCATAATAAGATAAAACGCCTCCATTTTCAATAATAACACTTTGATCTGCATCATTATTTACAACGTCGTTTACTTTAAATTCACCTTCATATATTGCATCTGTGTATAATCCAAAATATCTATAAACTTTATAATCTGTTGCGTGATCATCATCAAATAAAAATTCAATATTGATTAAATTAGCAACAGCTAATTGATTTCTTTCAAAACCATCAGTTATAATTTGATTATTAAGAATTTCTATTTTATCTACTAATAAATCTCTATTTGTATATTCTCTTTTTTGAACAAATCCACCTTTAACAACATCTATGCCGCAATATGTTGTATGGCTAGACGCATCAAAATTTTGAATGATAGGCGCGATTGGAAATGCAGCATCGTTAACATGACTTGTTATGTACTTTCCTAATTTAGAATTATCAGTCATGTCAAATGTTTTAACAATCGTGGCCTTATTTAAAAGCTGCATTATTCTATTATTTTGAGAAGCTAAGCTATCATCTAATAAAGTGCTATAGTCTGTAGCATCAACTCTGTATATTACAAAATGAGATGGCACCTTCTTATCTAACCATATAGGAGCTAAGAATTTGTATTGTTCATCGTATAATTTGGTTGAATTAAAAGAAGCACCGTAGTTGTATTGATCTTCAAACTGTTTAGAATATTCGCTAAACACAGAAAGATCTGAATTCTTTTTAAGAATATCATATCTCAAGTTTAAAGGGAGATCTTTATAGAATCTGGCAATATCTATTGAATATGATCCGGATGGATTGATTGGAAACTTTTTAAACGAAGCATTGGCCAATATAGCATTTGCATCGATAGAATCCATGTATAAGGAACCCGATGAGTTAACTACCAATTTTATATTAGTACTTAACTTTGGATTAGTTCTTAAAATACCAAATGACAGATCGTCAATTTGATTATTTGCAGTGTTAAAATTTGTTGATAAACTCATGTATTAGTCCTTCTATTTATTACTTTATATATCTTAAATAGAAGGACTAATGAATTACATATATCTTAGTGAAGTTATAGAGCCTGGTGTTGAAAAATCATTTTCAGAATCTACGAATTCTCTACCACCATGCCATCTAGGTACTCTATACGTGTCTATCATTTCTTTAGTTACGTTAGCTACTGAAGATCCTTCTGGTTTATATTTAGCGTAAACTTCAATATCAAAGGAGAATACGTCGTTTTCACCTTTTAAAATATCTAATCCTATCTTTTTAGAATATGTTAGGTTTGTTAAGTTTGTAGATGCAATTCCACCAACTCTTCCAGCGTTATTGGCTGAAGAAACTCCAAAATAATCAGTCATTCTATATTGAAATATTAAATCAACTGAAACAGCATTAGTAGCTCCTTGTGCAATTGATTTCTTACCAAATTTATTATCAGCGTCTACTGTTAAACTTGTAGTTTCAATAGGACTTAAGAATAAGTAAGCTCCGCATGAATGACCTCCTAATAAAAATTGATCTTCAGCATTGAATGACATTTTTAAACTTCTGTATACATCGATTGGTGTTGAAGTATTTGACTTCATTTGCCAATGTGCTCTTTTATATGGATTTTGAAATGATCCGTCTGTCATATTAGCTCTTCTAGGTGCATTTTTAGACATAGAAACTAAACCAATTTCTGCAATATTTAATGGCGTTAAAGCACTACCTGTATTTAATAATGGGTGATCTTTGTGTAAATACAATCCATTATCATAATCAGTTTTACTAACTTGATTTAAACCTGTACTGATAGCTGTAGTATTAGGCAAACCATTTGTATAATCTCCAGACCAAATAAAATCATCTGTTCCATTATTAGCAGCATAAGGTGCATCAGTTGCGTTTGCAAAATTCCAATATCTAGAATCACCTGATCCAATTAATGCTGGATTTGTTCCAAATTTATAATTGATACCATACTCAAAATCATCTGCACCATTTCCAACAGTCCATGATGTAACACCGTAATCAGTATCTGGTGGAGTCATAGAATAAAGATCTGCATCATTAGCTAAATTCTTAGCTCTAGAATACATATATTGACCTCTTAATTGGCCAGATTGGTATGGAGCAACATTCATATAATCAACACCGGTTAAATTAGAACTGATGTTTTGATATTGTAATGGAACTAAATCATATCTACCTTCATTTGCATAATAAGTATCGCTCGATACAGTTGGGTCGATAGTTCCTGGAGCTACACCTAAAACTGTAGATGCTCCAGAACCATAAGCTGGTTTTGTTCTATCTCCTACTAATCTAGATACTAATTCTAAATCTGTAGCTTTACTGTTTGATAATTTAAGTTTGAAACTTTTAGTTACAATTGCACCCTTTCTATCGATTTGATTTGTAATTTCATCAACATAATAGCCTGCAAATAATTTAACAGTTGTATGATTAGAAACAGTAGTTTGTGCTCCTGATTCGTCTTCTATATAAACAACTAATTCTCCAAGAGTTCCAGTGATTTGAGCTCTTAATTTCTCAATTTGAGTTTGCATCTCTACTAATTTGTCAAACAAACTAACAGGATTTTGCTCAGTCGTTAAGAAACCAGATGCAATCGAAGTTGCATTGTGTGAAAAGTATTTAGAATTAGCAGTAAATGAATCTTCTAAGTGTGTATATAAACCAGCTGTTGTTAAATCTTGTGTGATTTGAATTCTTACAGTCTCTAATGAATTTTCATTGATAGCTTCTAATATAGTATCACCTGTGAATTCACCTTCTGGAAATTCATAAGTCATTATATCAGACCAATCAGATTCAATAGAATTAGCAGGGAATCCAGCTTCTGAAAGAGATTTAACCATAATCTCTACTTTTTCGCCAGGTTGAATAGCAATGTCTAATGAATTAAAATTAACTGCATTAGCATCTTCTTCGCTATCAGTGCCCCAGTAAAATTTACCATTAGCATCTTTAATTCTTTTTCTGATAGGACCATCTACTTCAATCCAATTTGAAAAGGCTGCAGTTTTTGTTGTGTTACCATCTTGAAATGGTATTTGATCAATTTGTGAAGTTTTACCATTAGAAGAAACGTAACGGTATCTTATTTTAAATTGAACTATAGCCTGTTCTACAATATCATTTGACTTCTTAGGGTCTGGAATAGACCAAAAACCTCTAAGTTTATATTTAGGGGCAACGTTTGATAAATTATTAGAATTAGCAATAGATTTAATTTCACTAACAACAGAAGAATACAGAGCAGACTCAGATGTTCTCTTTTGAGCTAGTGTACTTAATTCGTTAGTGTCTCTATCTCTTTCTACAGTAGACTTATATTTTACGGTATTGATTGCAGATTTCTTTTTAGAAATAGCGTCATCTAATTTCTTTAGATTCTGCTCCGATGCAAGTTTATCGTTTTTAAGTTGTTTGATCTTATTAGTCGAATCATTATCAGTTAAGTGCTTGTTGATTTGAACTACTTTGAAATTTGCAGTATCTAACGCTGGTGCATTTGGTACTAAACCAACAGATGCTGGTGGAATAGAATCAATTTTAAAACTTTTAATAAATTGACCAAAGTCAGCAACTTCTGATCTGTAATAATCAGCTAAGTTCATAACAGTACCATTCTCTGTTGCAATTTGTAATTCGTTAGAATAAAATGCAACACCAGGTGAAAAGCTCTCTGACAATATTTTAGATACTGAATCAATAGCTTTAACGAATACAACTTGATATTCATTAAAAGCAACATTAACGTCGATATTAACTGCGACGTCAACATCTTTGTATATTTTTAATTCACCAGCTCCAATTCTAATAGGTTCTGAACCTTCAATTAAATCTAATTCAGCTTGTAAAGTATCGGTATTTAATGCCGTGATTTTATATCTAGTAGAATATTGATTTGAATTAACTACTAAGAAATCTCCAACTTTAAGAGTCTCTGTATTTTTTAATGTTTTAGATGAATCTGAGTACGTTAATTGGTTTAACGTAAATAATCTAACGTTTACGGTTTGAGTAGCACCATCGACAACCAGTGTCTTCTCTGCAGTGTCTATACCTAAAACGTCAAAGTTACCGTAATATGCCATAGATCTTGATGGCATATCAATATCTGAAGCATCTTTTCTATAAACATATTTATTTTGTACAATGTCTTTTACGAAAGTATCGTAATCAATATTGTTAGATCCTTTGTATACAGAATTAAAAGCTTGAATACTATTTACATCATTACTATCAAACACATATCTTTCAATGTATGCTTTTTCTGTAGTTGTTGGTATTTGACCACTTACATTTAAACTAACTGTTAATAAAGGATTTAAAAAGTCTTCAAAAAATTCATTAGCTTTGGTTTTGAATGCAGTTGGTGCCGCTAAATTTGTAATGCTAGGGGCTGGTCCTTGTAATTTAGAAGTAATAATTCTTCTAAAAGAACCATCTTTTAATTTAACATTAGATGTCGTGCTAGTAGTTCCAGCTAAAGCATCTAGATTACCATTTAATCTTTCAATTTCTCTTTTCAAGAAACCAAACGATGGAATCTGAACCGTTTTAACCGAACCTTTTTTAGGATCATAAAGATCTATAGCAACAGTTTCTTTGTCTGTTGTTATAGCTTCGTTAGTTTTTTCAAACGTACTTAAAGAGTTATTGTAAAGTTCAATAAATTGTTCAAGTAGTTGAGAGATTGAATTATTAGCGCTCATATTATCTTAATATATCTAGTTCAAATTGTTTATTAACAGCATCAGTGCATATTAATTCAACATATGGTTTTGTCGTTATAAAGCTTGAACTGCTTAGTGTTGAAATTAAAGTCCAACCTAAAGTAGAAGATTTTAAACTCCAAATTTTAACGTTAAAACCAGCAATGTCAATAGTGTTGTTAAATTTAATTTTAACAACTTGACCTTTCTTCCATGTTGTTGATGTGTCGTCTATGTATATATTGACATCATTAACAGCCGCATTTGAAGAATTAACGTCGATCGCAATTCTATTAGTATAAGGTTTTAATCTTGACCATATAGCATAATTATTAGCAAGCGTTGGATCAAATGGAGCAGTAGCTTCTATTTTAGAACTAACAATCCAATTTAAAAATGAAACTGGTGTAACATCAAATAAATAAGGTTCACAAATTTCATAACCGTCTACTGTATTAATAATTTTAATAATATTGCTAGTAGATTTATCAATTCCTATACCAGGCCCTGGTTTAATTACGTCTATATTATATTGAACTGAAGTTGGTACCGTACCGTCTAACATTTGATTAATCTTAAGATTGGTAGATTGAATCAATGATAGTAAAGTATTAGACTGAGACATATTTAATTTAGCATTAGCTACGTCTTTTTCAACTGCAGCAATTCTATTTTTAACGTCTGCAATATCAGCTGATGTTAAGATCAAGCTTTCAATGTCTGCAACTCTGTTAAACATTTCTGTATATTTTGTATCGGCATCTTTTAATAATTTAGTAGCATTACTAAGTGCAGAAACAGTATCTAAAAAGATGTCCATTCCAAATGTACTAAAATCATTAATGTTATTTTCAACACCAACGTTATCCATTGAACTGTTGAATTTAACATTCAATTTCAAAGAGAACGCATTACCATTTAAACCAGTAATATCGTTAGGTTTGTATTTTGTTTGAGTTGGAATAAACCAACCTGATCCATTTGGATCTTCTTTAAAGTTATCTAAAATTAAAACACCGTATAGGTTTGTAGCTCTATTCGTCGGTGTTGATTTAGAATATAAATCGTAATATACTAGAATAGCGTTAAATGTGAAATCTCCACCTCTTTTAGAATAATCAAAAAGAGAACTCATTTCCGCATCGTTTACTATTTTAGCGTATGAAGATGATGTAAAATCAATACCTAAAGCATTTTCAACAATACCAGATTCATTAGGATCAATTATGATTTCTGAATCTACGGTATCGGTGATACTTTCTAAATTAAGATTAACATCTGGATGAGTTTGTCCAGCACGACCTTCGATAAAACTTCCAGGTACATACTGTAATGCATTTGTGTTATATGTTGCTGATTTTAATAAAACATTCGGTGTATAACCAACAGCAGATGGTACATTAATGAAAATTTCATTATACACATCACCTTTATAATTTTTATCATTAGAAACATCTATATTTCCTAAATACTTAATAACTCTTTCATATTCAGTACCTGTTAGTGACGAATCATCTAACTCGACCATTCTACTTAAAGAACCAACAGCTTCTTGAGATGTTGCGCTTCTAGCTTGGAATGCTCCAATTCTATTTAAGTATTTAAAGAAAATCTTTTCAGCATCTGAACTAAAAATAGTAGAATCAAAATCGTCATCGTTTAAAACCAACTGTTCAAGGTTTAACGCATAGTTTTGAAAAGTTTGTGCGAAATGAATATTTGCATTACCGTTTAAGGTCGTGTCATCATACGCTGAACCAGATGCATCGAATAATTTATTAAATTGTATGTAGTTATTAGTAGAACCCTGTGAAGGCGCAGTCACAACTGGTACTTTAACCAAGGCAAACTTTGAAAATTCAAAGTTTAAATCTGGATTATAGTAAGATCTTGTTAAATCTCTTGCTGCTGAAGAAAAGGCATATAGCGTTCCTCCTTGCTCCTGTGGTATTCTAATTAATGGTGTTGCCATTTAGCGAAATTTCTTTTATGTTTTGTAATCCAATTATTGAATAGTAGCTAAGTAATTAGATACGATATTCCAAAAACCATCAGCGAATCTAATCGTTAATGTTCCTTTATCTGCTAGAGATATTGAAGTAGCTCCAGAAACATTTGCAGTATCAACGCTTAATGTTCCACCAGCCGCAATAATTGTAATTTCTTGTCCGACATTACCAACTTGTAAATTTACACTGTTGATGGTTGACGCATCTACGATATATGTTGCGTGTAAAAATGCATTAGCTGCAGGTAAATCAGAAGTACCAGTGATTGGTCCTATTTTTCTAACAGAATATGCAACGTCAGCGTTTGCAGTAAAAGTACTATTAACAGTTACTGGAACTGCAGAAGTTACTGCTGTTGAATTTGCAATAAATTTGTTAGATGCAATATTTAATGAACCAAATGCACTAGCACCAGCTAATGTAATTGTTTCGTTTGTAGTGTCTAATACACCAGCAATAGAAGCTAAATCATTGTTGATATTAGCGAAATTGTCATTGATAGTTACTCTAGACGAAGAAACGCTGTCAGTACCTAAAATTAAAGTTATGTTTGCCATTTTTGAACAGTTTGTTTGTTATTTTAATGTGATGCTTTATCACGTATTATTGTATTATATATCATCTTTAAAATTGAACCGGAATCTAAAATAAAATTACATGTACAATTCTTCAGCCTTGACTATAGAAAGCATATTTCTAGTAATTTCATTTTTGTTTCCATTACTATCTATTAGTTCCAGTTTTATAGTATAATCGCCTCTTTCTGAGAACAAATATGTTAACCATTGGTTATAGCACACAACTTCTTCAAAAAGTGAATTCGAAGTATTATTTATAGTCCATTTCCAAGAAATAACACCAGGCATATTTGTTTTTTCAAAAGCAAATGTCAAGTGTGTCATTAATGTTACTTTAGCATGATCATCAAATACAACAACGTCATTCCAAGTAGGATTGTATGCCGTGTAGTGTATTTTACCTATAACTTCACCTCCTGTTGGACTTTCAAAATAAACATCTTCAAAATTGTATGTTGAAGAATAATCTTTACCAACTGCTAAAATATAATAAGTAAAGTCTCCGTTATCATATATTCCATTAGCATCAATATCTATTATAACATGATTCCATGTAAATTTAGAGAATATAGGATTAGTATCTGGTGTTAAACTATTTAATTCTGCGGAAATAGCAGCCCAAGCCGTAAGATCGTTTTGATCTACAGGATATTGATTTTGAATAGTATATGATTCATAAATAAATTCATGAGTGCCTGGAATTCTCCATTTAATAGTTAACGGTGTTCCATTATAATATCCGCCAGCGAAGTGATTATTTCTAATGTCTATTTTAAATGAAGCCGCTAAATCAGGACCAATTCTAGTAGAATCCCATGTATTATTTAAAGCGTCATTCCATGTCTGTTGTTTTAATTTATTCCAAACATATGGTCCAGTAGTTTCACTAAAAGATGTTGGAGAATTAACGTCCAAGTATCTTCTAACTGTTGAAAATTCTAAACCAGCAGTATCATCGTGTATATAATTATTTCTGTCTAGCGTTAAATACCACGAAGCCATCATATCATCTACTAATACTGGACTATCTTGTGAAAAATCATAGAATCCACCCGCTAAATCCCAAGTATAAGATTGATCATTCCAAGATTCGTTATGATTTTTCCATTCGTATAAACCGTAAATTTCAACAGCTTTGTTTTCAATAACGATTTCAGAATTCTTAATCGTAAATGATCTAGAATTATATAAGTCATACATATTTAACGTAACGTTATAAATTCCAGTGTATGGCAATACTAAGGCCATATTATATAAATCCTTGACAGCGCCTCTGTAAGTTACTAAATAATCTCTAGGTCCGCTTATGATCCATTCAATTTCATAAACGTCTCTAGACCAAATATTATCCCATGTATAAATAGATGCTCCATTATTAGTATAGTCATTCGCTGCTAAGTCTGTATCATTCCACGTATAATCTGCATCTTCATAAAAATCAGACAGCGTGGTAGCTTCTAAAACAACCGGGCAACCGATAGGTACAGTACTTAGTGTAGTAAACGTATTTAATTCTTTATCATAATAATGATTATAAAAATCTTTAATATCGGCAATAACATTAGTATTTAAAATTGGTTGCAATGGAAAAGAAAGAGTATCAGTTGCTAAGTCTTGGCTAACCAATCTTAAATCTTCTATAAATAATCTTCTTTTTGGAAATACGTGAAAATCAACTTCAATACCAGAACTTTGTACCTGTATTGTATTTTGATTATTCCAAACGTTTTGCGTAAACTGACTAAAGAAATCACCTTCAGCAGTGATGTCTATAATTTTAGCTTGTAAAGGCAAATATTCTGTTTGTAGCTTTCTTTTTAAGCCATATAATTTAATTAAGACCTCATCTGGCGTAAAATCAAATGTTTCTTTTACAATAGGTAAATCCCACTCGTCTAAAGATTCAGTTGGTTCATTTATTCTATAAACCAATGAAAATCTAGAAGTTTTCTTGTGATTAGAGTTTGGTAGCTCTATTTTATCTGCTTTAGATGCTAAAAAGCCATGAGTATCTTGGTTTGGTATAGCAACAGCCATTAATTTACCAAAACCTGGCGTTTGCTCATTTATGTTTAACCAATATTCTTTTATAGTTAAATTATCATAACCATAAAATTTCATAGCATTTAGAAGAGCTTTATATGTACCGACAAATGGCAATATGTTATGTGCTTCTAAAAGTAATTCCTTTCTTTTATTATTGATAATTTTCCAATCAGTTGAGATTTCATTAATGTCAGAATCTCTAAATATGATACCGTCTTCTTCTTTAATAGAAGCACCCATATTTGAAAGCAATACACTTAATCGCTCATCTTCGGCTTCTGTTTCACCGTATATTAAGATTTTTGCAATATGAACGTACGCGCCATCCTCTTTAACAAAGATATTTAAATTTCTTGTGTGAATGCCTTCAATATCAGAACGTAATGCAATATTACACGAAAGCGGTGTTTTATCAATTGAATCGACAACTTCTTTGTATTCGTGTGTTTCGCCAATAACATTAGTCGTATGGTTAGTTTGCTGATATATTACATTATTTGTTGAATTAGTTTTAGCTAAAATCTCTTCAGATTTTGTTGTAAATTCAAATACATTATATTCATTATCGATAATATCAACGCTGTATAATTTAATGTCTTCACTAAAATCTAAATCTGATTCTAAATTAAAAGCAAATGAATTATCAGTTGCATTTTCTGAAATAGGTCTAACATATTCTAAAACACCAGAAGACGTAACGACTTCTTCAAAGACGAATAAATTAGCAGTCTCGTATAAACCAACCGAAACTTTAGGCAGGTATATTGATCCTGTCCAAAGTTCTAGTGTTGAATCATATGAAAAATCTAATTCACCAGAAGTTCCGTTAAAAAATCTTAAATTTTGATATTTTGTCATGTTATCTTACTTTCGTATAGTCTTTTTTGACAGTGTATGATTTGTAAACTCTAAGAGTCGTTACTGTATTTATAAACTTTATTATCGGTAGCTGTATCAAATTAATAAAGTTAGCTAAGTGTTCATTTTTAAATAATAATGGTGAAAGATTTTTCTTCATTAGATCTTGTGAAAAATCGTAGCCTGTGTTTAGTCTATCGTCTTTAGCAGAATCAGTCGCATCATAAATACTAGTTTTAGTATTTTTAAATAAACCTTCTAATATATCGTTACTTTGAGCCATTATATTTTCTTTCTATTTTGAGTTTGTATTGTGGAATAGATTGTATTAGGTCTAGCTGGCTCATCAAAATAAACTGAAAGTGCCGCTTGTTCTCCTAATAAAGCATTATCTAAAACTGCAACGCCATCTCTATCATCCCAACCACCTCTAAATAAAGCTACTTGTTCTTTACCTAAAATAATATCACCAAATGAATCCAAACCAATTACAGATTCTGGTAATGGATCATTAACAGCAAAATTTACTGTATTTTTAGTAACTGTCTTTTTAAAGAATACAAATTTAGACTTACCATTACCAACATCTTGTAACGTTGGCGTAGATGGTGTAACTGTAGTAGTTGTTACTATATAATAACCATTTTTTCTAGCTAATTCTTCTGATTCTGAAACAAATCTAACATTCACAGAATCAACACCTTCAACTGATTCAATTATAGCAATAATATCTGATTTTGGCAATCTGTCTCTTCTAGTAATATTCATTAAATAATCTGAAACCTTTGATCTAATTTCAGTGTAAATCTCTTGTTTAGAATAATTTTCAAAATATCTTACTTTAATGTCCATTCTAAATCTTAAAACTTCTGGATTTACGATCTGAACTTCAGTAGTTACCATCTGTTGACCAGATTTTTCTAAAGTAGTTAATATAGCATTCTTCTCATCTTGTGAAAAGAAAAATTCATCAACAGGTAAACTAAAATAATCTTGGTTATTAGTTAATTTTCTTTTAACATCAGGCAACATAAACAAATAAATGATGTTATCATCATCTAAAAAACCATCTTCTGTTGTATTATACGCATCTAAATAAGAAAACATTCCGTATTTAGACAAAAAGTATTCATAATTATCTGGTGTTGCAAGTACAAATGACTTAGAAGCTAATGGAGCAATAAGTTTAGTTAAGCTTAAGTTTTCTTCATCTGCACCCATAATTGGCGCAACAGTACATTGAACGTCTAATACATCATTTAAATTATGTGTATTTCCCAATGAATCAAATCCTTTAGTTTCAAATTTAAATGTTAAATCTTTAGAGTGATTTAAGTTTCCCGATGCACCTCTAGAAACTAAATATTCAATTTGAATTGAAGCGCCCGTTTGAGGTACAGCTCCAAAATTGCCATTACCAAAATAAAGATCTAATCCACCCGTAATTCCAGTTTTGATTAAATAACCTTTAGTTGTTGGTTTCATGTCATATAAAGAATCATACTTCTCCCATTTTTCGCCATTGACAGAAACGGTAATATTGTCATGATCACATTTTCTAGTTATAATATTAAATGATTGCAGGTCTGTTCCGTTTGAAGTAACCGTTTGTGTTTCGAAAACGCCTTGTATAATAGGAATATGAATATAATTAGAATTAGATTTTTCAATTCTAAATTGATCTGAATTTGTTCTTAATGTATATTTTAAACCATTTGACTGTGAAGTAATAATTGCATTAGCAGGAATGTTTAATGAGCTGCCTGCGATGTCGTCTACAGAAGATGTATTCAATCTAATCTTAATTTCACCAATAGCACTGGCGCCTCTATACGCGTCATGTCCAGCCAATCTAGCTAAACCATACACAGATTCTGGTTGCTGTGCAGTTATAATGTTTTGCTCGACTGTTGAATTTTCAATATAAAAGAATATCAATTCTCCTAATTCAGAAACCACTTGTATGATTTGTGAAAATGGTGATGCTGTTGTAAACAATTCACCTAAACGACCATACACACGACCAATATAGGTCTTAGTGTCGTTTAACATCTCAGCTGCTTTAATTCTAGATGTTGATAAAAATTTTAAATTTGCCATTTAGTTTTAAATGTTTTATATTATTACTTTGATTTGATATTGAGAATCGATAGTTATGTCTATAAATATAGCATCTCTGTCTTCACCTCTTTCATATGTAGTAGATACATCAGTTTGTAATCTTCTAGCTAATGGACAATATCTGTCAATTTGTTGGTTTATTTCTCTAGTTAATTGGTAGTCATTATAACTAAATTCAAATATAAGACTTTCTAAATCACAACCAAAATCAGGTTCGCCTAAAACTTCTCCTTTTTTTGTAAAAAGAAGAACTTCAAGTTGTGTAATCGCTTGTGCAATGTCACTTTCTGATTGCAATTTGTATTTATCAAAGTGCGGATCGTCAATAGATTTTATATAGAATTCCATTAAGTATATATTTTATTAAGAATGCATCATCCAATCTGTACCTTCGTCAGATTTGATTTCTTCAATAACTGCTTCTAACTCACTTTCACCTAAACTTTGAATTGCATCAGCGTTAACTGAAATTCCACCAGGTAAATTGTAACCAAAGATTTGCATTTTATTTCCTAAAGATATTTTAATTTTTGCTGAGCAATATCTAAAGAATGCTTCGTCTGCAAAAAGAGCACATTCAGGAATAGTCTCATATATTTCTAAAACTATATCTTTTTTAGGCAATTCTCCAGTAAAACGAATTTCATGTGTTAATTGGTTATAATTAAAACTCAAAGGATTATTTAAAATCTGTCTAGTTAAATCAAAATAACTTTCATTAATTACATAATATTGTAAATTTTCTGCACCAGCAACAGCACCTGTACCACCGTAAAGACCACCATATAACATTCTTTCCATTGCGAAATCACCTGTTGTAAAAGTAACTGAAGTTCCAGAACCAAATCTAGATCCAATTTCACGAACACCGTAAACTGAATATACTTCACCACCGCCAGTTAATGGATCTTCTTTTGGTAAAGTAAATGATCGCGTTGCTTTAAAATAATCTGTTTTAAAAAGAGCTATTGGTAAAATATAAAAGCTCTCTTTCATAGAGTATTCGTAATTTTTATAAAACCATTTCTTAGCACGTTGTACGATGTTATAAACTTCTTTTTTAGGTAAGTTCATAGGAATCATACATGAACCAGTAATATCATCTGCCAACTGATTTAAAAAATCATTTGCACATGTACTGTCCCATGATGGTGGTGTAGTAGAACCTGGTATTTGTCCGTCATTAATATTACTCATAGCGATTAATTATATTTTGTAAGATTTTATTATTTCAACATCGTCAAATTTAGCAAACTTGGCATCGTATTTACCTTCTCTAAAGATTCCGCCTTGCATCGATCCTTTAAATATAGTATCAGATCCATATACATAACAATTTTTAAGCACTGCATTCCATGCTGTTTGGCAAGAACCTACCTTTGAATTGTTAACTTGTGTGTTATAATAAATGTTGCAATTTTTAATATCAGATGATTGTATATCACATGTGAAGAAATCACAATATGTAAATTCACCTTGCAGTGAACATCCTATAAATTCATAAGCTTCTAATTGAAAGCAATATGGTAAGTGACCGTTCTCTACTTGAATTCTACCAGCATCTGAATCGTAATTGATATTTCCTTTATCCATTTGACCTTGAGTAAATAACAAAGCAACTCTTTCTTTGATTTGTGGCCAATATAAATCTAAAACAGTTGGATCATTTGACATATCGACTGTGAATTTACATTTTGGAAAGTTCTTTTCGATATTTCTCCAATCTACTCTTAAATCAATTACCTTTTTATTGTCAGCTAAAATCTTTTTAAGTTCGATTTTATTTAACTCAGTGAATGATGTTTGGCTATCACTAGCAGTTGTCCACAATTGAACTAAGAAATAATCCATAAGATTTAAAATCTTAGCAGATTTTTCATGCCAATTTTCACCACCTAAATATCTAAATTCAAGATAGTTCTTTTGAAGTTTTTCAAAGTTAACTCCGTAATATTTTGTTCTAGGGAATATAAAATTGTTTGAGCTGATGTGCTCTCCATTGTAAGAATATGTTTCAATTCTTGGAATAACAAATTTTATTGATTTTGCGTATGTTGAATCTTGTCTATTTGGAAATGCTTTCCAAACTTTATCTTCATTAAAATCTAAGATGAATTTTAATGGATTCATTTTAGAAAGTAAGTTCTTATTACCAGATAATTCTGGATTAAAACTTAAATTTAAATGAATAGAAGATCTATCAGTAGTGTAACCGTTCTTTTTGATCCAATCACACATTTTAATAATCATCAGTCTACCAGCAGAATAAGGTACTGCTCCTGTAACTAATTCAATCAATCCAGCTCCACCAGACATATCTGGTTCCATTTTGAATTCATCCTGCGTTGGTTGAAATTCACTATGAGCCTTCTTTTCTACACGTATTTTTTTGCCAAGTAATTTGCCAACTTCTTTGGCTGTATCTTCAATGCTTGTATTAGAATAGAACTCAAATTCTACTCCGACTAGAGCTTTAGATAAAATGTCTGAGTCTTTAAGGTTTATCATTTATATAATGAATGTTATTAGTTCACTATATATATCATTGCAAATTATCTATAACATAGAATCTAATTTGGTTTGCAACTTCTTGATTGTCTTCTGATAATCAACTATTGACTTTCTTTTCCATTCTATATTCATGCCTTTCCAAGATGCAATTCTTTTAGCAATCCCGTTATCACGCTCTGAATTATAGAATGCCTCATCGTTATTATAATTTTTAGCAGCATCTCGTTTTACAATCTCATTCCAAGTTGGCCATTCGTACCAAGAATCTTTAGGATTATCTTTAATAACTTGAATGATTTCAACAACTGTTAATTTAGAATTTGTTTCAACATCTTCAGTTGCTCTTTTAATTTTAATTTCATAGCTCTGAATTTCTTGATTAAGTTTTTCAAGCTTAGACATTTTCTTAATCTTTTCATTGTATTCCTGAGTTACTGCTTTACTATTAGTTTTAGGAATACTTGTTTTAGTAATATAACGATAATGTAATCTTTGAACATTATAACCGCCAGCATAAATTACTTCAGTTGAAAAATCATATGTTATTTCGTTTCTTTGTATTTGTGCGGTGATTTGAATATTTCCTTTAGGACTTCCGCTTGCATTGATAGAAAGTAAAAGATCAGATGGCATTGTATATGATTCTATTGATTTTACCATATCATATATTAACGTAAGTCTAGTAATTTCTCTATCATATTTTGAAAATTCTCTACCAAATTGTTTAACGTATGCTGTTTCGGCTTGAGATAACATAGTAATAATAGTAGGTTCTAACGCTTCTAATATAATGTCAACTATATTAGTAGAATTGGACTCATTTAAAA